GCGCCGTGGCCGTCCGCCGAAGGCTAAGCCGGAAACCGCCGCACCTGCTGAAGCTCCGAAGCGTCGCGGTCGTCCGCCGAAGGCTAAGCCGGAAACCGCCGCACCTGCTGAAGCTCCGAAGCGTCGCGGTCGTCCGCCGAAGGCAGCTGCTGCCCCCGCTGCACCTGCTGAAGCTCCGAAGCGCCGTGGCCGTCCGCCGAAGGCTAAGCCGGAAGCTGCACCTGCTGAAGCTCCGAAGCGTCGCGGTCGTCCGCCGAAGGCAGCTGCTGCCCCCGCCGCTAAACCGGCTGGTGGCGCAAGGGCTAAACCGGCTGCAAAGGCAAAGCCCGCCGCTAAACCGGCTGGTGGCGCAAGGGCTAAACCGGCTGGTGGCGCAAGGGCTAAACCGGCTGCAAAGGCAAAGCCCGCCGCTGATTCTGCTGTGAAGAAGCCGACTCGCCGTACCGCAAAGCCCAGCCGCGTTGATTTCGATTAATAGTCGAATGAAACGCTGAAAAACCCGCCCGCGTGGCGGGTTTTTCGTGTCCGGGTCGCTAATTTCTTAGTATATACACGTCACGAAGGTATATTACCTTGCAGATTCAGAGCAGATACCCGGAAGACAATAAGAACATCATCGACCTTAAAAAGGCCCGTAACGCCAACGAAGTTATCGTGGTTCTTTCTCGCATTAATACCACATTTAGTCTGTTGAATTCGAAGTTCCGTGAACAGAAGCTTTCCAAGCTTACTGTTACAGAAGGGGTCGATGCACTACGCTTTTGCGTAGACTCTCTGATCGATTTGCGTTGCGCACATTCTATCGCACAGGAATTCAACGACATTAAGCGCGACCGCTGCTTCTCTATGATTGAAGTCCAGCGGCATAATATCCGTCAATTCCAGCAGTTTTTGATCGCAACCATCGATAAGGTGTGTGCTCCGAAAGCGGATAAGCACCTGTTGTATCTTGCGGAAGCGGCGAAGAAAGTCCTCAACAAAATCGGCAAAACCACGCAGTTGCATGTAAAAGTGCCTGATCAAGAAATGGTTTGTTTTCGTACCAAACAAGGTGTAGTTGATGCCAACGGGTACGAGAGCGGCCCGATCACAGTAAAGCTTCGTAAGAAAGCCGGCACGTATTTCATTTCGCTGCCGGATTCGCCATTTGTAATGTCTGAGGAAAGCCCTGTCGACGGAGCAAAAGCCATCGTCGATTACCTGAAACACAACCTGACCGATTTCGAATATATTGGTAGCCCGAAGGTCAAAGAGAGTGACGATATTCTTGCACTGAAACCAGTACAAGAAGTTCATGTTCTTGATGACCGCCTTGAAGTTGTGCTAAAGCACAGCGCTCAGCCTGCCGATATCAAACAAGTTATACAGCATCTTTTGTTGTATATCCGTCGCGCTATAAGCGTGGCGAATACGGATGTTATTCACCGCGTTAACCAGTACGGTGATAACAAAACAGTTTCGTTCATCCTAGCGAAACGCAAAGTAACAGACCCGAAAACGTTGGCGAAGCTGGCGAAGCTTCTCAACATTAACAAACAAGACCTTGACCGGATGATGAAATGAGTAAAGTCAAAGCAAAGCTGAAAAACATGAGTGACGAGGAACTGCTTTCGTATTACGAGAAGCGTGTACCTCTTTACCGCCGTGCGCTGGCGCGCCTCACCTCGCTTATCCGTAACGTGTTCGGTCGCCTGTTCAAAGCCACTGCTGCTTCCACCATCAATATTAGTGGCGGTGGTGGCGGTCCTGTTTCCGGTTCCGGGACTCTTCAGGTGGATGCGTTCCGTGCCCCCAGCCAGAAAAAGCTTCAAGAATATATCGATGTTCTAGACCAGATCGATTTTATCGAAGAGCTCGGCTATTTCCTTGAGCGCGCGAAAGCATCGGGCACCAAGGTTATGATGGATCGCGGCCGCGAAGCTGCACGTCTTTATAACGCTATGGTCGACGCATACGAAACCGCAATCGAAGAAATGACCAAAATTGCGGAAGGTCACGTGCCTGATAGCGTGGGCGCACTGTTTAAAGAAGTCTCCAAAATTCTCAATAAGCGTGCGAAGGCTGGCAACGAAAACGAGCCGGATTATTACCTGCATGTCGGCGTCAAGGGCGATGATACCGACTTTGTTTACAACGCCGACCTCACTGACTGGGCGCGAACTACTGAAGAGGATAAACTTCTTCTCGTCACAACTGTACGCGTAACGCCTGAATCCGACAGCTTCCGCGTTCGCGTCTTCGTGAATGTTCTGGATCGAATTGCGTTGCCGTTCAAGTATTCACTAGGCACAGAAATTCAAGCCGATACAATCGCCAAGTTCCGCACTCAGTTCAACGACGAAGTTGAAAATGAACTGGCACTGCATGACGTTGCTATTTTCCTAGCCCCTGTGAAGCTCAAGATCGATCCGACCGAACTGGAAACTGCACTCGAAGGCACGGCTGGTCTTAAAGGCATCCACGTACAGGATGATCGCATCACCTTCGAAATTCCTGAAGGTAAGGATCAAAAGAGCGTTATCGCCAAGGTTGTACGTCACCTGAATAGCCATAAAAATATCAAGAAACTCGTGCGTGCTAAATACACCACTCGTTTCGAGCGCGATGGCGATTCGGACATTTATGTTTACACCGTCTCGAAGAAGAACTGACTATGTACCGATTTGCGCTCATGCCTTGGGACTTCCGCCTGTCGGCATGGCCGCAGCGGACTAGCGCCTACGCAACCACGTTCAATACAGATCGATATAACGTAGACATTAAACCGATACTCGACTATGTTGAGGAACAGCTACGGCGAACCCCCGTAGCTTTTGTGTTTAAAACTTCGTTCTCGCTAACCAACTTCTATTCGAGTTTCACTGGATGGAGTGTTGGTGCGGCACCCGATCCAGAACGTGCGTTGCGACGTGGAGCACTAACCTTCACATTTTCTCGCAAGCGATATCCAAATGCTGTAGAATCGGCTTTCCGTTTCTGGCAAACCGGAACTACCGTTATTTGGGGAACTGGAATTTCAACCCCTTACGATTTCATAACGGTTTCGATTCCCATGCACATTGCTGTCGCCGGTCGTTATCCGTCGATGATGGCTAACGATCAGCGGGCCATCTATAACATTGTCGGCGGCTATACGAAGGCAGTAATTCGCGGTATCAAAGAAACGCCGCACAACATGACGGCTAAGAAGAACCTGTTCGGCAAAACCATTCCGCGTGCTATGTGGGACGTGGCCATTGCTGACTGGAAATACGTAATGGAATTCTGGAAGCGTTTCCCGGATATGCTGAAGGTTAACTTTAGCGATCCGCTTTTTCTTGAATTCTACACGCGTGAGATTGCACCAAACCTACCTGACCGTAGGCGCTCCAAGTATTACGCTCTGTACGAAGAGCAGTGTAAAGAAGCGTGGCGCAGTTTCATTCTAGATTTTATGCAAGGTACAATCAAACCGGAACAATACAATCTGGTTTCTTTGATGCCAGACAGGGAAACCCTTCAGGTTGAAGAGCTTGCCTTGCGCCTATCGAAAGGGATTCTTTCATGAGTGTGTACGAAGGCACAACTCATTCAATTGTCGAGCTTTTTCTCGACGATTGGGATGAGCCATTAATTCCGAGTGATTCTGACGGCGCGCCCATCGTCAGACTTTACGACTCGGAAAAATCCATCCTTGCTGAAGTAACCGCATCTCCCGAAGCAAGTGAGCGCGGAGCTTGGCGCGCTGATCTGCCAATCCCGAAAATGGATTTGCGTGATCGCGTGAAACTGATTGCGCGTTGGGCGATGCAGACCGACGAAGGTCGCCACACTGCACGCACTGATATTTGGGTGGACCCTGCAACAGAGCGGCGAGACGAAGACATTATTCTTGTGTCGGGACACGATATTCGCATGCAGTTGAATTTGCCTTTCCGTTATAAAGCGCCCGTCGCTGCGAAAAAGGCAGATGTGTCGAAACGCAAGGCCGCTATACAAGGTCAAGCCGGCGACGAGCTGGCGTTTTCCCTTTACTTCAACAACAAAGCTGTGTACGAAAACCTGCAAGCCTCGAATACAGCTGTGAAAGTCGAAACAACCAACAGCGGAACCATTGTTGATATGCCTGCTGTTGTGGGCCAGCCTCAAATGTACCCGCTTTCGTTGCTGGTTCGACACAAGCCTTTGAATAAGAGAGTGCACGACACATATACTTATAAGGTTTGGGCAGTCACTCCGCAGATTCTTCTTGCTGCACGCCAGCTTGAAGATTTTATTAACAAGGCCCGCCTTGAGAACATCATCCCTGAGCTTGAGTATACGCAGGCGGATTTGCTGGAATGCTTGGCGCGAGGTCTTTCATATTTCAACGGTTTGCAGCCGACCATTACGAATTTTACCGGCACCAACATGCAAGGGCATTTGCTTGATGCGTGGCTGACGTGTAGCGCCATGTATGCGCTTGGTGCACAGATTCAGGCGGAAGGTGCACTGGCATTTGATTTCGGTGGACAAACCACAAGCCTTAACATCGACCGTACGCCGGCCATTGAAAGTGCGCTGGGACGGATCGAATCGCAAATTGAAAATAGCGTAAAACCATTGAAGAAGCTGCTTGCTAAAGCCGGCGTCATTGCTGGTGATGGTTCACAGGGCGGCCAATTCATCGATGGTAGTGGCGCTATTGGTATGCTTAGCATTACCAACTCCCCAACTACGCGTATGCTACCCAGTCAAAGACGTGGTGGTGGCTGGATGCGCAGTTACTTCTAAAGCGTAATTTATTACTGAAGGAAGTGGCCACTTCCAAATCAACGGAGACTCCAATGCAAACCACTCGTAACATGCTCGATGCGGCTCTTTCCAAGGCCGTCGCTTCTGCAACCAAAACCATTCAAATTCGCGACGTATTCCCGGTTGGTGATCGTTTTGCGCGTATCGTTGCTGTAGCTGCTGCTGGCACTACCCCGCAACAAATCAAGCAAAGCATCAGCGCGAATTTCAAGAACGTCACTCCCATTGAAGGTTCTTTCCTTGCGCTGGCCAGCGATGCCAGTAAGGTTGCCTTCGAAGGTATCGTCGGCATCGTTTCGGAGCGCATCGTTCTGAATGATGCCAACCGCTCGCAATACAAGGCTGTCGCTTCGAACCTGTTTATGGACGACGACGAAAACATGTGGGCACTGAAGGACACTGCCACCGGCCAAATCCTCGTCAAGTCTATTGCGGCTGACGATTATGCTGTAATGCAGCAACTCATGGCCGTTGCTTCTACCGATCATAACGATTTCGGTATGCGCAATATTGGGCATGACAACGCTGTTGCTCGTGCCAGCATCGAAGGCGGCGATCTTATCTCCTACGTGAGCGAGCAAAGCGGCCGCGTTGAAATGGGTATTGCGTGTGCCGCAATCGTCAACGCCGACGGCACCGATACTTTCCAAATGCAAGTGGTGCGCCCGGACGGTGAAACCGAAACCGTTAACCGTGAAATGGTTGTGGCGGCTGCTGAGCACGAAGTACCGGAAGACCCGGAAGACCAGCAAATCATGGCTACCGCATCCAGTGTTAATCTGGATATGATTGCCAAGTATTACGCTCGCGTGTTTGCCCGCCGCCCCGCATACTACGAAGAATTTATGCGTCGCTTCCGCGCACATGCGTTCTTCTAACTAAATAGAAGGGGCTGCGGCCCCTTCTTCCGTTTAAACATCGGGTGCTTGATGAAAACTATCAACATAAGTGGCCAACGCGATCCAAATATCGACAACCCCGATGCAGATGCAGGTCGGCGTGCAGTAAAGAAAAAGAAGAAGAAGACCAAGCCGGTCGAACGCCCCGAGATTGTCATTGAAGATAATCGTTACAAGGCTGGCCAGAAAATCGAGAAGAAAAAGAAACGCAAGCCTGAGCTTATAGAGGCAGTTGCAGAGCCTAAGAAAAAGAAGACTAAAAATTCTGAATCTAAAGCTGTTGCTGTAATCGATGCCCCCGCTTCTGCGAAATCTATCAAAAAGTCGGCCGTAAAACGCGAACGTGCAATGGCCGCAGTTCAAGAATTTGTGCAACTACCCGCGCCTGTGGACGAGTACGATGCCGAAGCGCGGCGTATGTTTGAAAAGCTGGTTTCTATGGCATCCCAGCTCGAAGATCAGATGGAAGAGCGCATTTACAACCGCGACGTTTATGCGTTAAACACTATTTACAGCCAGATTCGCGAGCTTATTGCGGACCTTCGTGCATCGCGAGACATTTCTGCACAGCTGGCGGAGATTGAGCAGCTTGTTTTGATGCCTTACCACAAAACGGTAGGCCAGACTCTGATCGATCTGCTGTTTAACCTACAGCATTCCATCGCCAAGGAAGTGCGCGATGAGGACGCCCGGATCATGATCGAGAAAAAGCTTCAAAACACGATTCACGAATGTGCCTCTTCCCTTCAGCAGGAATACCTGCAAAGCATAGAACGCATTAAATCGATTCTTTCGTGAGGTGTACTGTGAGAAAGCGTGTTGCACCTGCGAAGGTGAAAAGAATCAGTACCGGACCCAGTAAACCGAAAGTCGTGGCTAAAGTGCGGCGCTCCGGTGAGCAGGCTTATGGTGATCGCTTTACGTGGGCAGAACTTTGTGCCAAAGTAAAAGCACGTGACGGTTTCAAATGCCGCTTATGCTCACGTACGGAATTTCTGCAAGTCGATCATATTCGACAGGTGGCGCGCGGTGGACAAAGCGTAATGCACAACCTCTGGACCCTTTGTGATTTTTGCCACGCGAAGAGACCGGGACACAAGCAAGCTAAACACTTGATCATGGCCAAACGAAATGCGACTACCTAGAGATATAAACGACGCATTCTTGGGTGCGTGGAAAGAATTTCTGAAGAATCCGGTGCCGCGCAAATTCATTCGGAATGTAGACCTACTGGCTGAGGGTTTCCGCATACTGCTACGACAGGCACGGGTAAACATCCGACACAAGAAAAGGGTTTCGAATTTTATTACTGTAAATAAGATTTACGAGCCTTTTATTCATAGAGTTCGCATGTCTTACTTGCTGCACCACATGGCACCTGAAAGACACGTATACAACTTTGAATTGGTAGCGGACACGATGACCAACATCGTGGAACGTTTCGTTATTCATGGTGAGTGTACACTAAGGCCGCAACGAATGGCCTTGCGCTACCTTGTGGAACGCATGGTACACGCGAAGATATTCAAAGCCTACCCTTTCCCTGAAAAGCTCCCGAACAGTCGCGCTGCATTGATTGATCGGGATTTTGTTCTCGTTTACGGGGACGCCAATTGCAGGATTAAGATCGCGGCTTTGAAAAACGAAACTTTGGTAATGCGCTATTCTGTGTTCGTCGCGGAAGCGGTTCCAATGTACAGTGATTTGGAAAAACAGCTTACTGCCTTGTGGCGGAGGGCAACAATGGAGACCTTAACATGAACCTCGAAAAATCCATTTCGGATACGGAATTGGCGTTGTTGCTTGCACGCAAAACCAGTGTGCCTGCCGAAGAGCGTCTGTCTGCTGTGATCGGTGTTCTCGAATCTTTGCGCAACGATCTTCAGGATCAGCACGAAGAATTTGTTGAGAATTACCTTACTCTGGCTATCGAAGACAAGCCAGAGTTTGACATGGACAAGTTGAAGGAAATGGAAGACGGTTTTTACGCACAGCTGCGCGAACAGCCTATGGCCGTTCTGCAAAGTAATTACGAGCGCAATACCGTCCTCACTTATGCTGAGGATGAGCGCCTCGCATTGTGTCGTGCATTGATGCACGTTGCACAAGACAACAACCACAAGGGCATGCGCTCGTGGCAAGAAGTTATCGCTAACGGAGGCGAACTGAATGAGCTTTAACGACAATTTCTGGCCGGAAACCGGCGAAGAAACTTACAGCGGCGACTACCTTGCCACGGCTGCGGATGATGCTGCGATGGACCCGACTAATACCAAGCAAATTCGCGAAGAAGCGAGTGCGCAGGCCGACGCACTGAAGAACATTTTCCAGACTCACGAACTGCCCCCGGATCGCGACGCTGACTACACCAAGTTCTTCTTCCAAGACAAAAGCGCCACCAAGGGTATTTTCTACCCGCTGATGGTTTACGTGGCACAAATTACTGCTGACGTGAACTTTTATTCCGGGTTTTTGCGTGCCCTGATGGGTGAAGCCCAGCGCTTGTCCGATATGGATGAAGCTGCGCAACGTGAACGCGTTGAATATCTGATGCACAATCAGATGCAACATCGCCGCTCTGCTTCTTCTATTGCGCAAGAAGTTGTTGCGTATGCTCAGCGTATGCGCGCCCTTAGCACGTACGATTTCAGTGTTGTACCGAGCGCTCGGTACAAGGGTGGTGTTGATATTACTATGAGCGGTGATCGCTCGTTCGTAATTCAGCCTACTGACGGAACTTCCCCGGACGGTGTACCCTTTGGTCGCTCTGCCGATAATCGCCATGCCGGCCGTTCTTTTTCTTACGAATTCTCGCAAGACGCTTCCTACGTCGAACGCGTGCGCACGGATCGTTGGCTGTCTAGTTTTGGCCAGAAAATTCTGAAGGTGATGCGTGAGACCCGCGAATACCTGAACGGTTATAACGGCTCTCCGCTGCGTGCGCACGCGCGTACCCTGAAAGTTTCTGAAGATATCGCTTCCAACCTGATGGCTATTTGGCAGCGTAACGTCGGTTTCGCCCTGCCCGAAAAGCTTTTTACTTCGCCTCTTTCCATTGATTCGAGTTTTGAACAGTTCATCCAGATCGAACTGTTTAGCACACCGAGTCAGGAAGCGTGCCGCGCCCACCAACAGAGCCTTGCCAACGCCAACGGGGACACTGCCCTTGCAGAACGTTTGACTGCGGCTTCGGTAATTAAGGAAGTTGTCGACCTTAACTTTGTTTGCTTCGGTACGATGCGCTTCACGCTGGAAAAAGATATCGCCAACTATATCTGCCAGCAGGACGAAAACGAAAAGCCGGATTACGGCGTTATTTCCAACTGGTTCTCGGTATGGCGTTCGCAGTACATGCAAGCCAAGGCTCCGGGTCGCGGTAATTCCAAAAGCAGCGCCGGCGCATCTATCAAGCCTGCTGATATTCCGCGTTATTCGGTTGCGACTTCCCGCCTTCTTTCTATCGAGAAGCGCAAGCGCGATGCCGGTTTGGTTGTGGAAGATACCCGCACTAACGAAGACGGTATTTATATCACTTCGAACGGCGCATTCAGCATGCGCCCCAGCAACAGTGAGCGTGGTAACATGGAAATGGCCAAGGAATACGAAGCCCTTTCCAGTGAAATCATGGAATTCCTTGCGGACGCTGGCTTGCCTCTGGCTGCTTTTTACATGGATAACATCCATGAGAAATATCCGTTCGCGCGTAATGACGACGTAGAAAAGATCAAACAGCTCCGCAACAAGCTGCGTGAGTTTGAAGGCGTCATTGTTGGTTACGACTGGGATAACAAGGTAGAAGCACGCGCTACTTTCACGCCGGGCGTTCTAAACACTGGTCGCGGTATTGGCTCTGTTGGTGCCAGTGGTGTAGAACCAGACGATCTTGCGATTGCAGACTTTTTGGGCATGGACCTCGCCCGTGAGGGTGAGACCCCGATCCGCCGTAGCTTTAACGAAGCGCTTCCTTACATCGCAGGTAATGCAATGTCGAACGAACAGCTCGAACGGCATATCATGGATGCTTCCAAGTATCCTGAATTTGTTGACGAGTCGAACGTTTTCGGCAAGATTATCCGCACTTGGATTTATCGCGCCTACGTTGAAAACAAGGCACCTAAGCTTGATGACATTATCAAGCGCGCCATGGCAAACCTTGGGTATGAAAAAATTCCGAGCAATCCGCCGGAACACGATGCTCTGTCGATCTACGTACGTTACATTGATAAAGACGGAAATTTCCAAGCCGGTAACGCCCCGATGCGTGCTGTTATCAGCATGGTAAACGCAGCTGTTGCGGATAGCTCCGCAGCTGATACGCGTAGCCTGCTGCTGATGCGTACCACTTCGGAATACCGCGAGGAAAACGGCCGCTACCCGTCGGCTGCCGACATTGAAGACGCGCTGAGCGAAAGCGAGTTTTATTTCGACCCGCGTATGAGCCCAATGTCGGATTTCCCGCGCTTGTTCCGTTACCTTGGCGGTCAGGTTCTCAAACTGATTATGGATGCTGTCGGTGAAATTACGCCGGCCGAGGCAATGACCTACAAAAACGGTCAGGCCAAAACCTATCAGTTCGGGACTACTCTGCCCGATTATCGAGGCGAAACGCGCCCGCTGACCACTGAAGTTTCGCTTGTTCCGAACAACGAGCTGCTGGATAACGTTCTGCCGGCAGTCAAGTTTATGACTAAGTATCTTGACAACAAGGACGCTATTTTCGAGCGTGCTACAAAGCTGTCAGAGTCCTTCCAACCTCGCGACGGTTTCGACAATACCGACATTAACGTGTACGGTCTGAACAACGAAAAAGAACCGCGCATGCTGTTCCCGCACCAAGTCGAAACGCAGGCGTATCTGCGCGGTGAAAACCCGCCGTCGTTTGCGATTCTGGCTCTGGAGCCGGGCGGCGGTAAAACCGGACAAGGTACTATCGACATTGCCACCCTTATTGGTGATATGCAAAAAGTCGGTAAGAAAATTGTCCCCCTGATCATCGCACCCGATGGCCTGCTTAACACGTGGACCGCTGATATCGAGTATTTCCTCGGCGGAAATTTCAACGTTTTCCCGATCAACGCCGATATCAAAGATCGCTGGACTTTCCCGCAGTTGCTGGAGCGCATTAAATCGGCGCCGGCTAATACCATTTTCCTGACCAGCTTTACGTTTATGACTGCCGGCAACCGCCGCGTCAGTATCGGGAACCGGATGCACGCCGTGTCTCCGAACTTCGAACTGATCAAGCAGATCGGCGCGAATTACATCGCCATCGATGAGTCGCACAACCTGAAGAAGTTCGAGTCTGCGCGGCACAAAATCATTAAGTCTTTGACCACTTCTCCGAAGTGCGAGTATTTGCGTTTGCTGACGGGCACCATCATGCCTGACCGTGCTCGCGATATCGAAGGCCAGATCGCTCTGTTCGCGCCTCACATTTTCCGCCGTGGTGAAATCGCTGATATTAGTCCGCAACAAGTCATTGACGATGCCGACGAAGCAGCCTACACCGAAAGCGGTCTCGCCTTGAAGTCCTACCGCCGCCTCGATGCGAAGCGGGCCATGGCGAAACTTTCGCGTTATTGTGCATTTATCATCAAAAAGCGCAAGGAATGGGCGTGGATGTTGCCCACTCCTATTGAAACAATTTACCCGACTAACATCGTGCTTGGTGAGGATTCGCGCTCTGGCGTCAGTCCTGAAGAAATTGAGCACCAAGAGCTTCATAAAAAGCTGTACGAGCACGTTCTTGAGGCCACTGTAGCGGCGCTGGCTGAAGAGGAAGCGAAGAAAAAGAAAAAAGGTGACGACGACGATGACGACGATCCCCTTTCCGAAAACGAAATGGGTGAAATCAGCTCGGAAGCGATGCAGCAGCACCTTGCGCGAATTGAAATGCTGGCGACAATGCCTCAAGGCGACCCGGCGTTCCTGAGCGTTTTTGGTGAGAAGGGCCGTAACTATGTTCCGAACAAAGTGAAAACCATTCTCCAAATCCTCGATTACCACTTCAACCCACCGGAATGGAATCGCGACGGCCGTTGGTACAATGCTGTTGGCGAAGCATCGCAATACCGTGAGCATAACCTTGTGCAGTACAAGGGCAACACTTACGTTGTCCGCAAGTTTGATACTGAAAACGTTCACGCGCAGCTGCTTCCTAAAGAGCAGTACGCAATTCCGCCGGATCAAAACCCGGATTACTGGAAGCTGGAGCCGAAGGGCAAGGTTATCGTTGTCACTCGATTCAACTCCACTGCGCATTGCATTTATGACGCGCTGCCGGACAAGTACAAGCGCAAATCCGTGGTGTTCGCTGGCACGATGGATATCAAGGAAGGTGCCGCCGTACCTGAAAGCGTGATTAACGCAGCCCGTGCTGGTGAGAAATCCGACGTTAAGAAGCTGTTCCACCGTTTCCAATCTGAACCTGATGTTGAGATTCTGATTGCGAACGAGCAGCGTATTACCGAAGGGTACAACCTGCAAATCGCAAACCGAATGATCCGCGTTGAAATGCCTTGGGGTCCGGGTGCAATTAACCAGACTTCTTCGCGTATTTTCCGCCCGGATGCCAAGGGTGCACTTGCTGGACGTATGACTCGTGACATTATTTACCTTGACCATGTTATCGTCGACAAGACGATGGAGGTTAGTAAGTACGCACGGATCGTTTCCAAAACCTTCAACACAATGCGTTTCACCGAAGCCGGCAACCCCGACTACGAAAACGTGTTTAAAACTCACTACGTTCCTACGGAACAGGAAGACACTCGCCTCAAGCTGAGTATTCCGATGCTTCGCAACACTGATGGTTTCGGCGACGAGCCATTCAAAAGCATGATTGCTGGCGACGAAAACAGCGGACAAGTCGGTGCTATTACTGCGCTGAACGACGTGGTGAATAACGAATTCCGGCAGATGAAAAAGAGCCGGAGTGCGGAAATGCTGGAAATCGAATCGGCTGGAAAACTCGACGGCTCTGACAAGCTTGATTACCTGCCGTTCGTGAATAACCAGAAGCTTCACGATCCGAAGGGATGGAACCTGCGCACGCTCGAAACCATCAACCGGCAGAACGAAGATATCGACCTTTTGTCGTTGCTTCCGCTGCCTGTGGTGACTGAGTTTGGCACGGGTCTTATTACCAACCTGCGCCGATCTGGCAAGCGGTACACGTCCGCAACCGTTTCGTTCAAGAAAGCTTTGGATGGAATGCCGACGTTCCGTGGCGGTATGCCGTTCGACGTTATTTACGTGCCGGAAAAATCGAAGATCAGTTCGTCCGAATGGGCAGAATTCTTCGATGCTCCGAATTTCGCGAATAACACGCAGATGGAAAATGCTGAACGTAAGGCAGCTCGTGAAGAGAAGCAATTGCGCGAGCAGGAAAAGGAGGAAGAACGTCAGCGGAAAATGCGTGAGCAACAGGAAAAGGAACAGCAGCGTATCATCCGCCGTGAAAGTGAAGCAGGCGAAAAACGTCGCGAGAATATCAAGCGCGGGCGCCCTGTTAACGAAGGTGTGGAAGGTGTGCAGCGCGTACCCGATCCGGCAGCTGTTAAACCCGGCACTTCCGACATGGTTGCGGTTCCCAACACCAAGCGCGGCGAGCGTGTTGCTAAGCCTGTCGCGGTTTCTATGGAGTTGTGGCCTGCTTACTTCCATGGTTTCCCGACCTTGGAAGCTGACACCGAGGAAGACGTGAATCTGAAGGAAGACGCTTTCCGTTGGATTCCCGAGTATGTGTTTGTTGAGGTAAACAACAAGAAGAAATTCCATGATGTTTACCACTGGTTCGAAGACAATTTCGAGCTGACTGACGCTACCCGCGAAGTTTTCAAGGGTATCAACAGGGCATTCCAGCCGGGCAAGAACGCGGTTCACAAACTCTGGTACGATCTGAAACTCGCACCTGTTAGTGAGCTTCCGTCCTTCTTCGCTGTGCGTCAGCGTATGCTGCAAAATCGCAAGATTGTTCGTATTTACCCGGTCTTCCGCGAAGACGAAGTGCTTCTGTGTATCGACCTGCGTACCAACCCTGCGATCATCAAGCATATTGGCAAAACCATTCCGGGTACGGGCACTAAGCTGTACAAGTCTCCGGGCCATTGGTTCTATTTCGGTAAAGGAAAAACCGATCTGCGCGCCAAGCTGACTGCAATGAAGAAAAAGTACAACGTCACCAACTACAAGGACGCGGTGGCAGAGCTGGCGGAAATCCAGTTCCGTACTCGCAAGTCGGACTAACTGAAAACGTGGCCACGGACGGCCACACTTCTAAACGAGGGTTTTATGCAAACGAGAGAATCCGAACTTCAAGCACAGCAACTTGTGCTAGCGTTCCTTGGTTTCTACCGAGGCCGCATCGACGGCATCTGGAGCGACGCATCTATCAAGGCAAAGCAAGCCTTCGAAATGAGCGAGCAATTCGTCCCGGCACAGCCCAACAACGGCCTGCCTTTTACGGCCGGTTGCCGACTGCCGAAAAAGCTTCGTTGGGAACGCGGCTACCTTACGCACGCAAACCTGACGAACGAAAAGATTAAGGAAATTCTCGACAGGCAGGCACCCAAGCCGATGCCGGTGGCCGAGAAAAAGGAGCAGGTTAAGCCGGCACCGACCGAGGTTAAAGCCGAAGTCAAGCCGGCTGTTGTCCAGAAAACCAGCACCAATCCGAACCACGCCAAGCCTACTCAGAACGTGAAGGCTTGAATATGCACCGCAGCGAAGTAAAGCTGGGCTACGCTTATATCGTGGCCAACGGTCAAAAATACCGCATCCTTTTCAGCAACCTGCCGCGATTGATAGCAGGTAATCCATCATCCGATACGTTTGGTTTTTTCGGACTAGGCTCCGGCGAGTTTCAAACGTACAGGATGCCCGGCCTATATGAAAAGGTTACGTTCCTGAAGTGCGGCGGGCGTGGCGCTATGGCTTTCACAAACACGTTGCTCGCTTGCTCGCGTGATCCTCGTTTTGTGGGTTTTGTAGACCGTTTGGGGATTGACGACGAGAGTTGCATTATCATGCGCGGTGGATCGTCCTTGCTGTCCGAAGCCCCTATCAATTGGGAAGTTTACACGCAGCTTGGCGTCCCTGAGTTTGCAAGGGAAACCCTGAAGACGTTTAGTCGCCTTCACCATTCCTACGAAACCTTTGATGAGCAGTCGAGCCGCCTGCAAACCTTCCTCAACTACACGTATGAGTTCTAAATCAAACCCGCCTTCCTTTACTGGTTGGCGGGTTTTTTGTTGGCGTGAGAAACTGTAAAGTACGGCTATAGCATATCCCTTTTACGGAGCAAGGCATGCGCTTCAATCATGTCGAGTACCAGTTCAAGTACAGCAAGGCGTTGCGTCCCTTTGACGTGAAGAGCTTTGACTACGTGCAGCTGGCGAAGTCTGTTGCCAAAAAGCCACGTGGCAAAATCCTTTTTGTTCTTGACTACACGCCTAGCGAAAGCTTGCGTACAGGCTTGATGTTCAAGGGCCAGACGCAAGAGCTGTTCGAAAGCCTCATTTGGGCAGCAGAGTCGTACTACAAGGCGCCGAATAAGCTTGATGATTACTCGTGGCTTGCGGTCTCCTATCACAGCCTACGCACTGTTGGAGGTTCTGACTCATTCAAGACCATCGCCCACGAAGAATTCAAGCGCCGTCTTGACTGCATTATTACTGAATACAAGCCTGATACCGTAGTTACGTTTGGCCCCGATCCGTACCGGGCGCTCAACGGCGAGTACGTGAAGAACTTTCTGGACAAACGCGGCCGTCCGTTTATGGCTCACTTCTACGGTGTGCCAATCGAAACCAGCGTAGAATATAAGAAAAAGAAACACACTTTCGCACACGTGCCCACCCTCAGCCTCGATTCGCTGCAAAAATCAGATGCGAATATCGCTGCGGCCGGATACGTCGCGCGGAACCTTACCACCGTCTTAAACGACGGCAAACTGATGTACGAAATCCCCAAGCTCAAATTCAAGATCAAGATGATCGAGACCGTTGAGGAATTCGACAAGTTTTATCGGAAGCTGTGTGAAGCTGACGTTGTGGCAATCGACTCAGAAGCACGAAGCCTCAACAAGAAAGTGAACTACACAGTAACGTGGCAGTTTGCATTTGATACGAAAACTGCATACATTTTGCCCTTCATGCACAAGGACAGCCCGTTCCTTCCTGAAGAGCTGAAGTACATTGCGAAAAAGATGCGCCTGTACTTTGAATGCAAGAACAAGAATCGTCTGCACGTGTACACAAACGGCGCATTCGATATGTGCATGGCGCGTCGTGACTTCGGCGTACGCTTCTTCAAGACTAACGTTTGGGACATTCTCGCTGGGCAGTTCGGACTTGATGAAAACCACAAGGCAATCCAAACAGTAACCGGCTTCTATTACTACTCTTTGTTGAACCTGTCGATGCAGTACGGCTGTAAAGCCTACTACGAATCGACTTTCGGCAAGGAGCAGCGTGCATTTATTGCCGACGCCAACCTAGAAGGCGGCGTGCTTGATTACATGGCATTGGACGTTATTATTCCGATGCACATTTACCGATTGCAGTGTAAGCAAGCGAAGCGCATCGGGTATGACAAGTACGAAAGCTTGGTCGGGCAACAGCTATCTGACACCATTCACACCCTTTCAAATCTTGAGTATAACGGCAGTTATATTGATATCGATTGGCTATTCCACTTGAAGTCTCGTAATAGCCCGATTGTACAAGAGCGCAAGCGCGTTCTGGCCGAGCTTTATGCGACGGACGGTGTTAAGAAAGCGAACAAAATCCTTCAGCGCAAGTCAGGCGCACCTGCGGTAGGCTTGTTCGGCCGAGCTGACACTCAAGGCTTTTTCAACATTCGTAAGGAAGATCATAAACAGCTTTTGTTCTTCGAAGTGCTTAAACTTGAGCCCTTGCAGACGAACAAGAAAGGCTTGGGTAAGATCGACAAGGATTTCCAGAAGAAATACGAAGACGTTCCCGAAGTAAAGCTGTTCAACGAACTGAACAAAATCAATAAATTGTTCGATTCGTACGTCAAGAGCTTCGTGCACAAGTGGGGTGACGATCAGGACTTCCGCTTTGACCGAAACTTGCGACCGAGCTTTGGTTACTTGGACGTTGTTACCGGGCGAACGTCAGCACGTAACCCAACGCTGCAAACGTTGCCACAACGGACAGCCTTGGGTAAGCTTATTAAGCGAATGTTCGTCGCACAGGAAGGTCGCCTGTTCTTGAAGGTTGACTATTCTGTACACGAAGTTCGCGGGTGGTCTCTCATTTCTGGTGATAAGGAAGTGGCAGACGTGTTCCGCGTTGGTATGGATTTGCGGAATAAATTCAAGGAACGACCGTCTGTTAAGCTTGCGCAAGAAATTGAACTGAAGGGCGACCCGCACAAGATTAACGCGGCGTACTTCTTCCGTCTGCCTTTGGAGAAGGTGGAGAAGCCGAAACGTAACAGCGTTAAGCAGGTTGTGTTCGGTCTTATTTACCAACAGTCGGAGAAGGGAACCGCAAAGGCAATTAACGCAACATTGGATGAAGTAAAGGAACTTGTAGGGAAGTTCTTCAAGCGCTTCCCCGTCGGTGCTGGTTGGTTCGACCGCATTAAAGAGTTCGCCCGGAAAAACCTGTTTGTCGAGTCTCCGCTCGGTCGGCGCCGCAATCTGTGGGGCCTGTTGATGCCGAAGTCTCACCCGGATCACGATCCCATCGTTGCGCGTAACGAGCGACAATCTGTAAACAGTCCGGTACAGGGCATGGGTTCAGACTTTATGATGACTGGCGCACGTGAAATTGAAAAGCAGCGCTACGCACATTACAAAGAAACTGGACACTATCCTGACTTTATCCAAACCAACAGTGTGCACGATAGCCTTGAGTTCTCGTGTGCTTACGAAGATTTCTGGCTTGCCGTTAAGATGATTGAACACGGTCTGACTCTAGCCGTAGAAAAGGAAATGATGAAACGTCACGGTTTCAAATTCCTAATCTCGCTCGAAACCGACCTTGAAATTGGCTGGTGCTTGAATGCGTGCGACGCATGGAACAACGCGCTTACCGGCCAGTACCCAATCAAAGACAAGGAAAGCCTCGACGTGCTGTTGAAAAATGCGCTTGTCGGTCAACGTGACGAAATGAAGTACAACGTCGATGTTGAGAAAACCTACGCGCTGATCATGTCGAAGATTCATGAGGGGCCGGAATGGGCACAAAAGCAAAGCGAAAGGTGGCGGCGGAAAGGGAAAGATTTGTTGAAGTTACCCGCTTAACTTCAACAATTGCCGTCGAGAACGTGTATTTCTGCATCGACCCTTCCCTTAGTTCGAAGGCCGATTACGAAGAGTGGTTTTCTGTCACTCTTCGTATGGTGAGGTACTACGTCACGGCTCACTATTCCGAAATTGTGCCTGCCGAACTCATTGCCTACGTGAAACGGCGCCACGGCCTTTACAAGGGCCGTGAGATAAAACTCTTCATGGAAGACTCCACGAATCTTTTCGTAGAATGTCGAGACATTATTGAGGTGATACGTGCCCCTAAGCAATTACGATAACCTGTTTGGTATCAAGTTGATATGCGCCTCGGACTGTTCCGATCTTACAACTACGAACCGTAAGGAAATCTTCAACACCTTGCACCAGCATTTAGCTTTCCTTACCGGTGCCGGAATAAGCAGCCTTGGTGATGCCTTGGATCGACTGTTGGGTAACGTGCGTATGCTGTTCCCGTCACAAATCTTTACGGGCATTTATACGGAAGAGCGCATTGCGCCTCCTGACGGGACGCACGTTATAATCCCGCCGCCGGTGTATCACGATCCTCTTTCAATTAAGAAAATCGTTTTTGAGGTCACAGTTAAATGAGCCTGAGATTTACTGATAACGTGTACGCTAGGACAACAAGCACCCTATCCCCGATTTTCTCAGCTATAGGGTTGGATGCCGCGCTAGGGATTTTTGTGCACGGCTATCTATCGGCTAGGAAGAGCCGTATTTGCGCCGATGACTTGGTGGCACACGCTACGCAACTCTGTAAAGACTACGGAGTAAACACAGACATTACTTGGATAAGGGAAGGTAAATCCTTGTACCTCACCTTGGACCTAATCGCAGGGACTATCCAGTGAAAATTGAATCGAATAAAGAATTCGCCTTTACTGCCTCCGGTAAAGAGCTGGTCGCAGCCTTCGCCAAGGTTATTGCAGCCACCACCTACGTGAAAGCCGACGACACGAAATGCGTCATTGCCGCAACAAGCGACAAAAAGCTTTACGTTATCGGCACTTCCACCGATGCTATCGCTGCTGTTCAAGTGGCTGCAAAAGTGAAGGTTTCAGGCACGTGTCGAGTCGAACAAGACACACTCGTCGGTATGATGAAGAACCGCGCCGAACTTGAATTCAAGTGCGATGGCACGAAACTGTTCTTTGCCGAAGTGAAAGGCCGGTACAAGGCAGACATTTCTATCACTGAATTCGACGAAGACGACATTACGCGTCTCGTTTATAACATTACGTTCGACAGTTCTGAATCCCTGTCGAAAAACATCGTTAAGGAAATGACAACCAGCGCCAAGGAAGTTGTTCTGACTGACCACTACGCGCAGCACGAGTTGCCAGTCTTGTTTGATATAAACAAGAAACGCATGCTGACGTACTGCTTTGACCAGTTCCATATTGCGTACCGCAAGTCGGCACACACTTCAGCCAAGTCGTTTCGTATGGCGCTGCCGGCCAAAGCTTTTGCGCTTATGGAGAAGTTCACGGATAAAGACGAGTCTGAAATCGCATTTGCCAAACATAACGGGCGCTTCTATGTTCAAGGTAGCGGATTCCTGTTGGTGATTCCAGAGACACAGATTGAAGACGAGTATTACGAAATGGCCCCGCATTACGTAAGCACTCTAGCGAAGATGGAGCCGCATAGCAGCGCAGAACTGCCGAAAGGTGTAGCCGACGCCGTGCAGAATATGTTCTCTCTTATGGAGCAGGACACGCGTATGCAGATGACGCTGGCGGGCGATGAAATCCAGTTTCAGGTTAGTACAGGCGCTGGTAAGGTCTCGGATGCTTACGCTGCGAAATGCGTAGGAAAGAAAACTGTGGCCCGCCTCGACCCTCGCGTGTTCATGGACCTGTACAGAAAGGTGAAAGGCGATAAAGTCAAGGTAGGGTTTTTTACGATCAAAGGTGCTGCTTCGTCTTTCCGCTTTCGGCGTAAGACCGAAGAGTGTGAACTCATTCTTATTGGAACCTACGATGCAGCAAAAGATTAGTCCGATTTTCTCGCTTGCTGACCCTTTCAGCCATACCGTAACCGAAGTTGATACTTTCGAAGACTTGGGCGAAGCTCACGACGGTCGCCATATCGGCCTATTCTTCCGGCGCATTGTAGACACCGAACTTCACGTGGATTACAAGAATCCGTTTGTGCTGAATCGGTTTTGCAAAATGTACAACTTCGTTAACACGCGTGGGTCCATCTACGGTCACTTGTTCGCAGTGTCCGATCCCACCAAAATGGAATTGCATCCTAACCGTTTGACTGTAAGCTGTCGACGTATCGACCGTTATGATTTTACGCAGCTGCCGATCAATTCGGACAAGCAAAAACTCCTCATATTCAAATCAAACAGCGGCGGGATTCTTGCAGTCAGCAAGTACCGTGAATCTCCCTATCTTGTGGTGGAACCCGAATGAAAAGCGGACGTACCCGACTTCTCCAGATGGCAGAATCTCCACTGGCAACCATTTTGAAAAACATGCGCAACGCAGAAATCGGGCAGTCTGCGCTTTCTAAAAAAGACCTGACGCTTGTTTATCAAATCCGCAGTCTTTGTACAAAGCTGATTTCTGAAGACAAAGCAATTGAACTGAAGCAAGGCATTTCCCCTGCTGAGGTGGCGAAAAAGCACGCCTTTGCGGAATGCCCTATGGAGGTATACGATGAGCCAACGGCTTGACGCCTTACGCCGCACAGTGAAGCGCGATGCCAAGTACAGGCGCTTTCGCGACACCTTCGAAGGGAATCCAAACTACAGTATCGACTTTCAGAAGTTACACGATGAGCTAGAACGCATGCACACGACACGCAGCGTTCGAACTTTGCGACGCAAGAAAGTAGGTTTCGTAGATGATCTTTTGGATGCGATGCTGCAAGATCAGGCGGTGCGTTCGCGCACTACTGAAATTCTCGGAATCTGCGTCAACATCGACGGTGCTATGCGCGAAACTCTGGATAATCTGAATGATTACTTGATGGTTCAATACTCGGAGTCGCTGAAGATTATCAGCACACAGACAGAACGCAAGGCTTTTATCGGAACGTGCCTTCGACAGTTCTACCGATACCTTGATCAAATCCAGCAGCTGCGTGAACACTGTAAACTGATTGTTGATGATATCGACAAGGCCGGATACACGTACCGCAACCTAGTGGAAACGGTCAAAATTCTTAGCAAGCCTGAGCAGGTAGTGCTCTAAGGGAAATAATAATGAACGAACTCTTCATCGTGCTTGAGGCATCCAGCGAAAAGGATGGCATAACCCTCACCCACGTCAACAACGGGGCGGCGATTTGTATACCAGAAGGCACGCATGAAGAGTCGATTCATTTCTTTAAGTGCAATCGCTATGTTCCTGTTATTCGGTTCGCCCCATACATGTTGAAAGATGCTATGTACGTGGCGAATATTGTGGCCGGTGTGCAGTCAGATCGTTACGAACGCATTTATTTGGCCCCGTGCGGCTTTGATCACGCTATGCTGCGCGAAGCCCTTGATCGAATGGCCAGACTGTACTCAAGAAGCAATATGGTCTTTTATATCGGCCACCTAAGCGCCGCGCAATAGGATACAAAATGCCTCGCGATAAAATCATCGTTTCTGATAAGGTGTATGTGCCTAGTCACTATATCGATCAGGATATTTTTCAAAAGCGCTATATACGATCCTTTTTCTCTAGGGGTTGTACTGGCTGCGAATATAAGCACGACCGTCCCTGCAACGCGTGTGTAGGCTGCGAGAACTACGGGGGCACGTTTAAGCTCGGCGTGCAGAAAATTATAGGCAACGTCGAGTACAACGGTATTCCTATGGGGGATAGGGACGCCGCGCCAGATGTTTTCGATTTTGATTACGGTGATTTCCGCGTAGTAGACAAGCGCGTATCGAACCGGTTCGACTACAAGATCAAAATCGATCTCGGAGAGGACCGCGATTGGTTTGATTACCAGCTTGAAACCGTCAACAGCATGAAGAAGGCCAAGTACGGCATTTTCGTCCTGCCTCCGCGTTCTGGTAAGTCCCTAACTTCATTGAAACTTTGTATTGAACTCGGCCAGAAAACCCTCCTGATGGCCGACCAATATGACTTCCTTAACCAATTCATCGGTGACATTGAGGAATCTACAAATTTACCGGAACTTCAGGAAGCCAGTGGTAAAAAGCTCTACGGTTTCATCAAAAAACCGGAAGACCTGAAGCATATTCAGATCGGCATCGTCACGTATCAATCGCTAATCCGTGAAGGAAAGGGCACGCGCCTTCTGAAGGCTGTGAATAAAACCTTCGGAACATTGCTTATTGACGAGGTGCAAGCGACTAACGCGCCTGAATACAGCCGCATGCTCAACAAGCTGCGTATGCGTTACCGCTTTGGTTGTACAGGTACGGAGAAACGCAAGGACAAGAAAGAAATTCTGATGAACATGATCATCGGCGGCGTTAAGTCGAAGATCATGCGTGCGCAAATGCAAGCGAAGCTTTTGATTATCGACACTAAGGTGAAGAACAAATCGAGCTATCGCGGCAAGGTTGGCTACGTTTTCATGGGTAAAATGCTGGCCAAGCACAAGAAGCGCAACGAGCTTTTACTTGAATGGGTTCTGAAGGATTTGGAAGCTGGTCATAGCATCGTAATCCCACTTCATTTCAAAGAACACGTCGAAGAAATGGTGAAGAAAATCAACGATGCTGTTGGCTATGAGGTGGCGGCCGAGTTCGTTGGTGGCGGCAGTAAGAAGAACAAGCTACGTCGTGACTGGGTTAAGGAGCAGGCCAGCAAGCGGCACATTCGTGTGGTCGTAGGTATTCGCAGCCTGTTGCAGCGCGGTATCAACATCAAGCCGTGGTCTTGTTTGTACTACGTAATGCCCATGAATAACGAGCACAATTGGAAGCAGGAATCGTCGCGTATTCTTACGCCCGATCCCAACAAACGTCCGCCGGTTATTCGGTTTTTTGTCGATTCCGGCTGCAAGGCAACACTCAGCTATTTCAAGCAAACGTGGGAACACTCGCTGTCGTTCAATCACAAGCCTACGGAAACCGCATTGGAACGCTACCGCGAAATAATGCGAGGCATGGGCCAGAGTATCGAAGACTACGAACCTGAAGCTGAAACCGAAACTAGCAAGGTTAAAATGCCAGTCGGCGGCTTATTTGGTTCTATGCTGAATAACAAGGTGAAGAAATGAAGTGTCCGAACTGTGAGTCAGATATCAAGCTTAACCCCATTCCTCCGCGTATGAATGTGCGCTTTCGTGCAGCAACCTGTCTCAACTGCTGCGCCGCCATCACAGTAGATACGCAAACCGATACCGTGGTGCGTTGTCACGTGCAATACCGCAAGGAAGCCACCCCTGAGCAGTAACTGTAAAGGTAATACATACGTTAGAGTAGTGTTTGCTGATGAATAGACCAATCGCCCCTAAGCTGGAATTCAAGCTCGATAGCGACCGTGTGAAAACGCTGAAGCTGCAAGGCGTGGACGGACACGCTTTTTCCGTCCTGCGCCGCCCTTTCGAGCTGGACGAGGTGTTGGAACCAATCGTTCCGAAAATTCCAGCTTGGTTGCCCGAAGACTTTGCAATTCCGAAGACTTCGGTTAACCGCCAGATAAACAACTGCAACCGGCTGCTGAATAATCCACTGCACGGCTCTCCGATAATCTGTATTTCTTCAATGGTTACGGACGAACGCGCTAAATTTCTAGCTATGTGTTTCATGAGTGCCGCCATTGACCAGATGCGCAGCGGTTCACAGCGAGGCAAACAGTTGCCTGTGTGGCACCGACTTTTGGGCGGGTTCAACGATAAGTACCGTGACGGGCACGGCCAGTTCAACCCATCGATGCTCATTTTGACTAATGTCGCCCACGATAGTACGAACGTAAAGCTTGAGAAACTGCGCGATATCCTTGAGCTTTACGATAGCATACCGCGTATTGTTGTGGTTAATGGCAGTGACCCTGTTTCGTTCTTCGCTGAGAAGGTTCGCATGCCTTTGTCCTACGCCTTTTTCATGAATAATCGCAACGCGAATAGCCGTAGTAAATCACTGTTGGACATTTGAGAAAACCATCATGGCAAACCTAGCAAACCTAGCACGAACTGCCCTCGTCGCCCGTAAAAAGTTCAAGGAACTTGAACTTTTTGAAGTCCGTTACAGGGAAACCGTCAACGAGCTGTGTCAGAACTATGGCATTACGTTGCAGGAACTTGACGCAGCTCTGATCGAAAAGATCACAGGGCAGGCAGTGACCTCTAGCGATGCTATTCCCGAGCCTGAGTCTTCGAATGGCTCGGACATTATCCACGTCGAGCCGAAAGAAACTACATCGAAAGAGCTTGTAGTTATCGAGCAGGAAGACTTGTACGAAAAGCAACAAGCCCCTGCTTTCGAGACAATGCAGACTTTTAGCGCCGATTACATGTCCGCTAAAAGCCTCTTGAAGAAGATTCGACAAATCGCGCATCCCGACAAGCTGGTTCGCCGCTCAGCCGAAGAAAAGGCTGATATGCTGGACGTGTTAGACCTTGCAGAGAAAGCCTACAAAGATGACGACGGTTATGACGTTTTGGCATTCTGCTGGATTTACCTTGCTGTAACGACAGGTAAGCTTGGAAAGATCGACATTCCAGAATACATGGAATCATCTATGAATTCGGTGGACCGCCGGTTGGAAGCAATGATGCAAAACTTTGCCGATCCTCCGTACGCCGATGCTGTTATCGCCCACATTCATGGGTTTACAGCCACTGCCGATAAGAAGTTCTTTGCTTTGCTTTGTTGGGCAATGCCCAATCGATTCAAAGACGAGCTTGATGATTCCGATTGCTTTGAATAAAACAAATAAGGGCCATATTAGGCCCTTATTTTCGTTTTGGCCATAAAATATCTAATTTATATGTAGCGGAAACCACTCGTGGAATCCCATTCCAACTACATTAGAGGGAGTTTTATGTCTCAGCAGAATACCAGTGCTGGTGTATACACAGCCGAAAACGATTTGAGCCAACGCGGAACGCCCGTGCTTAGCAGTACCGGCGCTATTGTCGTTGAGTCTGCGAAAGGTGAAGTCGGTATTCCCATTCGCGTTACCGATAAATCCGATCTGAAAGATAAGTTCGGCATTAAAGACTTCGCCAAGTACGGCTTCGGTCTGCATTGCGCCGAGCATTTCCTTGCCCAATCCAAATCGCTTTATATTGTTCGAGCTGTTGATGCCGAAACGGCTCTGACCGCAGGTGCTTACCTGTCTGTCGACGATCCGACCGCAGCCGATCCTGTTATCAAGCTGATTAACTTTGACGGCGGTTCTCACAATCCTCAAGGCGTCAAAGGCGATCCTGCAAAAACTATCGGCTTTGTGAAAGGCACCGATGGGCTTGGTTTTGTTTTGGGTGCATTTTATGCAACCAGTCCGGGCGAGTGGTCCAAACAAATCTCGATTCAAATTCGACCGTCCGCACCTCCGGGAACTGGCATCGGTGAATTCAGCAACGTTAACCATTTCTACGTTGATGTTTTCCTGAATTACGGGGGCAGTGCTTCTCTCCCTGTCGAATCGTTCCTGTGTAGCCGTACCGTGGAACTCGATGCTGAACAGCAGCAAATGTTTATCGAGGACCGCATTAATTCCAACTCGAAATACATCCGCTTTAAGAATAACTCGGAATGCCCGATTATTCGTCACACCCATTCTTGCATCGAACGCTTGGATGGTGGTGCAGACGGCGACCGCGTTAAGACCCATGAAATTGCGAATGCTTGGGATAACTTCGGTGATACCGAATTCCTCGACGTTCAAATCATGATTAACGCAGGTTACTGCAATGAATCCGTTCACCGACGCATGGTTGCGATTGCTGCTCAACGCGGTGACGCTATTGCGGTTCTGGACTACGCTCGCGAATTCAAGCTGGCGGCACGTGCAATTCATTATCGCCGGAACATTCTGAACATTTCCAGCTCTTACGGGGCTATGTACGGCCCGTGGGCGAAAGTTAAAGATGATGTTTCGGGCCGTGATATTTGGGTTCCGCCGTCTGGTCTTGTCGCTGCGCAATATGCTTATACTGACCGAGTACGTGCCTATTACTGGGCGCCCGCCGGTTTGACGCGCGGTCAGATCAAGGTGCTGGACCTCGATGCGAAATATAACGTCGGGGATCGTAACGCTCTTGACCAAGCGCAAATCAACGTCATTCGCAAAATTCCGGGCCGTGGTTTCGTCATTATGGGTGCGGAAACTCTGCAAACCCATCTGTCCGGTTTCAGCAACGTCAACGTACGTCGACTGGTTAACGGCCTGAAGACTGCAATTCGCAAATCGGCAATTACTTCCAACTTTAACCCGAACGATGAGCTGGAACGTCTGAAGCTGAAGGACATGGTTGACGCGTATCTGCGGCCTATCAAATCTGGCCGTGGTGTTTACGCTTGGGAAACCGTGTGTGATGAGCGCAACAACACGCCTGACGTAGTTGCAAATAACGATCTGAAACTCGATCTGATCCTTGACGCGGCCATCCCCGGCAAGCGCATTCATATCGGAGCAGATATCCGCAACTATGGTTCTTCCCTCTCTTTCAACGAGAATTAATTCATGGAAAAGCAACTGCAAGAAATCGTAACCAGCTTGGAAGTTATTTCCAACGTAGCCAATATGGACGATGCTAACCCCATCGTCCATCGTCTTTCCAACAGTTCTATTCGCCGTGTCACGACCGTCGTCTGTGCAGTGCGCGAGCCGTCCGGTCTGATTCTGCCTCTCAATGTGCTGTGGGTTGATTTTAACCCGCTGAGCCGCTTCTATAAGCAAATGCTGCGCCGGGTTTCCAAGGAGCCTGACGCCGCTCTCGGTACTGCCCATACGTGGGAAACCATCGAAACCATGGCCGAGTACGAAGCCGATCAAGCTTACGACGCAGAAGATTCGCAAATTCTTCAGGCTGAATCTCCTATTCCTTTGGCCACTGCTGAAACTGTCGGTGTGGCGCGCCTTTCTGTGCCGCCTATTTCTCCGACCAATCCTATTGCGGTAGGTGAGGGCGATCCGCGCCTTAGCGATCCGCGCGAGCCTCTGGAGCACACGCACCCGGAAAAACCCGCAACTCAGTTGAAAACCAAATCCGGTGTTATTTCCATCAATCAGAATGTGGCGCCTGTTCCCGGTGCTACACTGGTAGCCACCAGCGAAACTACCGCAATGTGGCGCCAGCTGACCACCAACGACGTGCAGTGAGGAATTTATGAATCTTTCGGATTACGCGAGTTCTCTGTACGCGGTTGCCAAAGACTTCCGCAACCTGAGTCGCATTAATCCGGTAGAAATCGTAGTTGAGTATGGTGGACGCAAGTTCACCATTCTCGTCTCTATGGTTGAGCCGGACACTATTACCGTACCTTTCAACGTGCTTTGGCTTGTCGCCGATCCTGAGCATGAAGATTTTCTCACTTTTATGCGCCGTGTGGACGCTGAGAAATATGACGACAAGGGTTATCGTGGTTCGTGGTCTGTCATCGCTACCTATGAAGAACTGTTCGCCGAAGAACAATATTTTAAGTACGACCCCGATCCGATTCTCGGTGAAGTTGAAGAATTCCGCCCCGCTTTCGCTTCTGACGTTCGGCTAGGCGGTTTCCGAATTACCGGAGAAGAACAAGAGGACGGGGAATTCATTGCCATCGGCACCAACGATGCTCGCATGAAAGACCTGCGTGCTCCAACCGAACACGAACACGAAGATTTTCCGCGAACTATGCTTATCGCTGACGCAGGTAAGCATGTGAAAATTTCCACCGTGAATCACCCGAAAATCGGTGACATTCTGGCCGTTACTGGCACTGACGAAGACGGTAACTATATCGGTGAGTGGGTCGACCCTGCTATGGAATTTCCGTATGTCGGGCCTGTTCCGCAAACTATGACGATTGTCGGCCCGGCAGCGCCTGTGCGCGGAAATACCGGACATATTCTTCGCGCCAACGTGCAGCTCACTGACGGGCAAGATTTGCAAAGCGTGAATGTTGTCTGGACTGCATACCTGCCGGATGGTTCGCCCAGCCCAGTGCCGGTCGATGAAGTTCTGACCGTCGGCGCAAGCAATGGTGTCGTTCGCACCTACCTGATTGCAATGGATACAGACGTAATTGTCCGTGCCACTTGGATTCACCCGGAATCCAATATCGCAATTGAGCAGGAATTTACCATTACTGTTCTTGGCGATGCTTCCATGGTCCGGTTGACTTCCATTGTCATCGACGGCCCGATTACTTTCAACGCGAATGAAACCGGAACCTATACGTTGACGGCCGCCTATAACGACGGCACCGAAACCGCAATCGACCCGGCTCTTATTCAGCTTGTAAACAGCGACGCCGGCACCATTGAAAACGGTGTTGTCACTCCGCACGCCAATCAGGTCGGTAATAAGACTTCCCGTCTGACTGCCAGTTACACTGAAGGCGAAGTTACAGTTTCCACTTCGCTCGATATTACCATCGTTGATACGACTGCATACCCTCAAACGATTGAAATTGTCGGCGGTCGCGTTGTCAACGCCGGAGCAACCGAGCAATTCGCCGCTAATGTCACCTACACTGACGGCAGCAGCGCAGCCGTAAGCGCCACTTGGGATATCACAGGTGAAGGCGCAACAATTGATGAAAACGGCCTGATGACTGTGGCAGAATTCACCGAGCAGGGCGACAAGCAGGTTACTGTTTCGGTCTCTTACACTGAGTCTGGTGTAACGCTTACCGAAACCGCAGTAATTACGCTGCGCGACGATCAAGTTTGGCCGCTGACTTCTGCGATTACCGGTGAAAGCACGGTTATTTCGGAAAGCACGACTCAACTGGCTTTCACTGTCACTTATACTGACAGTAGCGAACGCGAAATTGTTCCTGTCTGGAGTGTTGAGGGCGCAGGTTCCATCGATGCTAACGGTCTGTTTACCGCTAATGCTGTTGCTGAAAACCTGATCGCCATCGTGACCGCTACCTACACGGAATCTGGTGTCGTTCTGGACGCAACGTTTGAAATTGCAGTAAACGTTGAGCCTGTCATCGGTGATGTTCCGCCGGCCCGATGGGGTATGACTACCTTCACCAGCACTGAATTTACGGGCGGCCCGGTTTCCAATCTTACGCAGGATGAAATTGATTTCGGCGTTAGCACCGAAGCCGCACCTAACGGAACTCCGTATCAGCAATACACGGGTATGATTGATTTTATTGATCGTGTTATGGTCAATAGCATCGAACCTACAACTTCTGATTTCTCCGCAGAAATTCGTACGCAGCAGACTACTGACAACTATCTGTATCTGATGTGGGATGCGCGGGCCGGTAACGTCGCAATTACTGACATTAACACTGGATTCAGTTCCACGTGGGAAGGCATTAATTGGCGCGAAGATTGGTTGGGCAACTACGAAGGCATGCCGAGCTATGATCCGAATCTGCCGACGGTTTACACCGCAGATTACGATGATGGTACCGGTCTGCGTCCGTGGAACTTCATCCGCCTCGAAACGTCTCCGTTCCCGGCGAACTCGCCGTTCAGCGTTGCTTACGGCATTAAGTACGTTTCTTAAACTGGATATAAGGCTGGTCGAAAGGCCAGCCTTTTAAAAGGAGAACAAGATGGCCGATAATCCCTTCGATGGTTTGTGGCCCGTACAGCTAAGAATTGTAGGCCCAAGCAGTGTTACTGAAAAGCAACAAGTCCAATTCCGCTGTGAGTTGGTTTACGAAGACGGCTCGTTCCACGATGTGGACGCTGAATGGTCTTCGACTAATGCTGATTACGTTAGCTTTGACTCTACAGGCTTGGCAACCGTACATGACGTTAACGGACACAAAGTTGTCGGCATTCATGCGCGCCACGACCATGTTGAAGCAGGTCCATTTTTCACACAGCACGCTTTGTCTATCATTGACGAAGACGTGCCGCCCGTCCTTTCGTCTATAGAAATAGAAGGCGAGACGGAAGTGCAAAAGGCAACTCAATCCGTATACACCGTAATTGCACGATATACGGATGGGCGCAGCGAACCTGTTCAGCCTACTTTGTTTTTTTCTAGCCGCCCTTCTATTGCGAGCTATGACGACGAGACCGGAATTGTAACATTCGCCAAAGTACGAGGCACTACTTCGGTCAGGTTGACGGCAAGTTACACATTTAACGGCGTCACAAGATCGGCCTCTTTGGAAGTTCTGATTAAGGACGAAAGCATTTATCCCGTGCATGCTTTTGTGCGCGGAGAAGCTACCGTTACCGAGGGAAGTGGAGCGCGTTATGCGCTTTTTGTGTTTTTTGAAGACGGTTCCAAGCAGCAGGTAATTCCCGACAGCTGGATTTCCACTGACGAAAGCGTAGGTACTATCGACGGTCACGGGCAGTTCCGTGCACTTAATGTAGATGGCATCAAAAGCACGACCCTTATTGCGTCCTACACCTATGACGGCGTTACTGTAGCAGGTCAGCAAGAAGTTTCAGTTGTAGATTTGACCATCACACCTGAAAAGCTTGTTATCGAAGGCCCGCGTTTTGTACGTGAGGGTCTATCTGCGCCATATTTCACGGCTCTTTATTTTAGTGACGGTACTAAGAAGGCAGTTCCGGGCCGTGTATCCGTACAATCGCAGTATTGCCGTGTCGACGCTGGTAACAGGCTTCACGTGGATTCGCAGTTAGCTTCGTCCGAAACAGCACATTTGATCGCTACGTATCGCGGGTTCGTAGCCTGCGCCGATGTTGATCTGGTTAAACCGCAGGCGTTGCCAAAATCTGCACACATTAAACTGCCGCTGCGAATGGAGAGTGGACAAACCGAACCACTCCGCCTTAACGTTCTTTATGAAGACGGCTCTACCGTCAGCATCGGTAGCGCGGATTGGACTTTCTCGAATCCGAAGTTGTTGCAAATGATCAACGACTCCGTTTTGGCTGGGACCGTGTACGGTCAAGGTTGCTGCAAGGTGACGGCGCGTGTAAATCTCAGCGGTGTTAATCTGGAAACTTCTGCTGTGATTACTGTCTTTGATCCAAACACGACTGCACTTTCACTCGACATTATCGGCCCTGATTCTATTGGGATCGATGATCAGGCGGTTTACAGAGCACAGGTCCGTTTTAAAGACGGGTCTACAGCAGATGTTGACGGTAACTGGAGTGCTACCGGTAGCGTTACGGTTGTGGATGGGTTGGTTAAACCTTTCGGTGCGGGCATCGCCACTTTGGACGTGTTTTACGTTCGCGGTGGTGTGAACTTGAAACAAAGTAAAGAGATTATCGTCGTATGAATCTGGCCTTAGCTGCTGCACCGGCAGACTTTAAGCAGTTTGAGTGGTTTTCTTTTACGGATGATCACGAACTCGTCATGCCGGATAAGAAAATGCGTGTAAATGTGGATGATCTTATCGGGCTGCGTAAAGCTACGCGAGGCCCGACCGCTGGTGCTTACCAAGTGGTGCTGGCCAAGTATCCGCAGCTCGTTTTTCGTTCTGTCCCCCAAGCCAAGATCAACGCGTTTTTCAAAAAGCTGAAACCGTATAAGGGAACCCCGGAACCGCCAGCTAAGGAAGGTAAGCGCCACCAACGCGTAACAAGCAGCCGGCTTGAGCAGAGCGACCGCCTTACCGCCAAGTATTTCAAACCGGAAAAAACACCGCGAGAGCTTTCTAGCTACGACCGATCCAACTACCAATGGCGCGAAGTCGAACACGCGATTAAAGTCGAAACTAAAGACTATCGTAAATCGCGGCCGACATTGCAGAAAGGCGATAAGATCGGGGTACGCTACACCCGGCCTTCGCTTGGCGGTTATGTTATTTTGCCGAGCGGAGAGCGTATTCAGGTTTCCCACGACCTTTACACGGAAATAGTGGAGAAAGCGCACGTGATGCCGCGTGCACGTCAGATGCAAGGCGTGGTTGAATTTAGTGACTTACTTCCAACCCTGCCACGTGGAGCTTCCATACGCATCAACAGGCCCACGGCGCGAAAAGCCCGCGATCATATTGCGGACGTTAAACACGGCAAACCTGTCCCCATGCACGGGCCACTCGTCTCCGACTTTGAATACAAAGACATTGACGCCGATATTGATTTTGACGATGACGAAGATGAAGACTTTGAATTCGAGCAAGAGTCGGACCCGAATACTGTAAATAAAACAGGTGAGGACACCGAGTTCGAATTCGAACCGGAGGAAGACGAGGACGATGAAGAACAGCACGTAGAAGACGACCACGCAGATGACGTTGACTACGATGATGATGGGCACCCGGTTGAAGACGAAGAGGCAATTTATGCTGAACCCGGTCTTCAGTTGAAGGATAGAGGTGGCCGTGTTTGGGTTGTTCTACATTCAGAGCAAGACGGCTTGAAAGACACCCTGACCTTGTTCTCGCGAGATAAACAGGAAATACGCACCTACAAAGTACCGGCCGGCGAAGACCTACGCACCCTGAAGTCGGTTGAGGTTGTCGGAAAGCTCGACGAAGCTGAGCTGGAAACGGTATTTCAAGAGGCGTCTGACTCGGAAGCTTAATAGATGAAATTCACCGCCGAACAAAAACGAGCAATGCGCGTCAACCCGTCTGAATTTGCGCAGTCTGTTACGCGCAAGCAGCTGGGCGAGATTCTGAAGGAGCTGGATAACCGGTATTACGTGAAAAACGAGCCGGCCATCCCCGATGAAAGCTATGACATTCTGTATGACTACTACCACAACGGAAAAGTCAGTAAGAAAGTCGGCGTGCGTTCGCGAGACAACGTTCCTCTGCCTGTACCAATGTCAAGTCTAGCGAAGTTTATGACTTTGCCTGAATCCACCCGGAACGCGTTTCTAGCGCGTCGTGGTGGTTTTGTCGTTTCTGACAAAGAAGACGGTATTAGTTTGGAAGTGGTTTACCAGAACGGGACGCCTGTTAAGGCATTTACCCGTGGTGACTTTACGACCGGGCAGGATGTTTCGCACGTAATCCCAGTGCTACGCATTCCCAAGCGTATCGCTCTGCGAAGCGAGCTTGTTGTTCGCGGTGAATTCACTGCTGAGAAGGAAGTATTCCAGAAACACTTCGCTAAGGATTTCGCAACTTCGCGAAACCTTGGCGGGGGCTTGCTGAACCGCAACACGGCCGACAAGGCCATTGGGAAATACGCTGTTATTTTCTACGAAGTAACCAAAGGTGGAAGTGTTGCTGGCGGGCCTTTGTCGCAGCAGCTGCGCTTCCTTGAAAAGTACGGCTTTGACGTTGTTCCGTATACGGTTTACAAAAAACTGGATCAGGAAAAACTTACTCAAATCCACAACGACCGGCGCAAGTACGCAACCCGAGACGTTGACGGTATTGTCGTCACACATGACACGAATTACAGCGTGTCTGAAGCGCGCCCTAAACACGCGTACGCATTCAAGATAAACAGTCGTGAAAGTTCCGTGCTGGTGAAGGTGCTTGACGTTGTTTGGGAAGAGAGCCGTTTGGGTAAAATGGTTCCGCGCGTCATGATCGAACCCACTGTTATAGGTGGCGTGAAGGTCGAGTATTTCACTGGCCACAATGCGTTCTATATCATGAACGGTTTCGGCAAGGATCAAGCAAAGAATCCTCCATATTCTCCGCGTCCGTTGGGTCCGGGAGCCGTTATTCGCGCTGTGCGCTCTGGTGACGTAATCCCGTACATCATGGAAGTAGTAAAGCCTGCTAAGAAAGCGAAAATGCCCGAACACGATTACGTGCTGAAAGGTGTTTACGCGTATGCCGTGCACGAAGAAAAATCCGACACAAAGCGCATGAAAGAGCTTGTCCACTTCTTCGCTTCTATGGGCGTTGACGGAATTAAAGAGGGGACAGTTAAAGCTCTGATAGCTAACGGGCACACGACCGTTAAGTCGATCCTGAATCTGACTTATAACGAGGCTCTAGGCTTGCCGGGCTTCGCAGATCGCAGTGCTAAACAGCTGCTAGGCGCTATTAAGAAAGCAAAAGCTGAAATGTCGTTCGTTAAAGTCGCAGTCGGAAGCGGCGTGTTTGGTGACGGCATTGGTGAGAAGCGGCTACAGCAGCTGGTTGAATCCTACCCGGACATTATGTCTATGGTAAAACTGCCGCGCGCTGAATTGTACGAAAAAGTCTCGCAGGTTCGTGGATTCAAGAAACTGGCAGACGCGATTGCAACAAACCTAGTGAAATTCCACCGCTTTTGCCGGCGTAACGGGATTGAACTGGTAGGCGAGAAGAAGACTGCCATTACGGGCAACCGCATGGCTGGGCAGGCCGTGCTGTTCACTTCGGTGCGCGATAACCAGCTACAGGAATGGATTGTCACGCAAGGCGGAAAAATTGCCTCGACGGTGAAATCTGCAACCATGCTCGTTGTAAAAGACGAAAACGCAAGCAACAACAAAACCGCAGAAGCAGAGCAGCTTGGCAAACCCGTTGTCACCCTCGCTCAGTTCCGCAAGAAATACGGAATTAAATGATGATCCTTGATATCCAAACCTTAGCTTCTGAACACGGCTTCCCTCTTATTCAGGTTGCATCGCACAGCGGCCGTGAATCGTATTCCATCGCAGTTTACGGGAAATCTGTTGCTGTGTTTGAAGTCGAGAAACAAGAGGGTGGTTGGACCATGGTCCGCATCCAAGCCATCGACGCTTTTAGCGAGTTGACAAAGCAACACTTCTACAGTCTGGATGAAAGTAACGCCGGCTGCCTATCCGTGGCACGGCAAGCGTTTGAATTCCTAGCCGAAAAGATTAAGGTATAAGCATGAAAGTTGCCGTATACGCCATCGCTAAAAACGAAGAACACAACGTAGACCGCTGGTTTAACTGCGCCAAAGAAGCTGACGGTGTTTTCGTCCTCGACACAGGTAGTACCGACAAAACTGTTACTATGCTGCAAGAACGTGGCGTCACGGTCAACAACTACAACCTAGGTCGAACTTTTCGATTTGATCAAGCACGCAACGAAAGCCTCTATCACGTCCCTGCTGACTACGACGTTTGCGTTTCTTTCGACTTTGACGAAATCCTTGAGGAAGGGTGGCGTGCTAAAATTGAGGAACAATTCAAAGGAGGCTCTGCAAACTACACTCTGGTTTTTGATCACTCCGATGACGGCACTATTAACGTCTCGTACCCACGGCGAGCTATCCACGAGCGGGCCGGGGGTTTCCGCTGGGAACATGCAGTGCACGAAGTCCTGACCGGGCCGGGAGTGGCGGCTAACATTCCGATTTTTTGTGTTCACTTGCCAGAAAAGCAAAAGGAACCGGGCCACTACTTGAAGCTGTTGCTTTTGGACGTGCTTGAGCGGCCCGATGATGCTCGTGCTCATCAGTACCTAGCGCGCGAATACTTCTACATGGGAGACTACGCTAAAGCGTTCACGGCGTATGAAGCCCATTTGAAGCTTGAGCAGTACGAACCTTTCCGTTGCGAAACTTTTATCGCTCTAGGTCATATTGCAGAAATTCAAGGTAATCGGATGCACGCCAAGCGTATGTACATGCGTGCTATATCGGAATGTCCAGTTTTGCGCGAGCCTTACGTTGCACTCGCCAAGCTTTATGCCTCCAGCGAAAAATACGAACAGGCCGCCGGTGTTTTGCTCGACGCCCTTACCATAGACAAGCCGGCCCTTGATTTCGTTTTTAGTGACTCTTACTACGGCCATTGGTGTGAGCACATGCTTATGGTTTGTTACTACAGAGCGGGCAACTTTACACGTGCGAACGCGTTAGCGACTGAGCTTCTGACCCGGTTTAAGGACGGAGTGCCTGCCGATATTCTTGACGACATTATAGCGATGAGGACTTGATATGCTCGTTGCAATCGCTGCCGATGGCGGCATGAAACAAAAGAAACTTACGTTCGAAGAATTCCGCAAACTTAGCAAGGCTGAGCGGCACGCCTATTTGCGAGAATATCCAAACTCTACTCACGGGAGGCTGCTTTTGAACAAGCGCGGAAAGCGTGGACCTCAAGAAAAGCAGCAACAGGTCGAGCAGGAATCGCCACAATCCGCACAGGTCGAGCAGGCGCCACCACCCTCCACTGTGCAGGAAAAGCCTAAAAAGCGCAAAGCGGGTTCTGGAAAATCGAAACCGTCTACCAAGTCTGAAGGCGCCCCTGTGAAGGAAAAGGCAGCAGAGCCAAAGCACTCGGAAGCACTGTCTCCTAGCAAAAAGGTTCCGTTTGCCCGTTCGCTAACTGTGCAACCCGGACCGCCGGATCACGATAGCATCATCGAAAAGCAGATCGAAGAAATCAACAACGATAGTGCCGGAGTGGTAAATAAAAATAGTCTGGCCGTTGTACATAAGCTTGAAAACAAGCATCTTGCGCAAGCTGCACAACGCATGCTTGAAAACAAGACTGACATTATTGAAGGTGTTGCCAACCAAGCTGAAAAACAACCTGTACTGTTTGACCGTGGTATGGGCAAGATACAGCGCATGCTAGAGGGCGAGCCAGATCAATACAGCGCTGACGAAGAAGACGACACTGCTGACGAGAAGGCCGCAAAACGCGTTTTAACTTCTATCTCTTCATACGCTCTTTTGGCAACTGGGATGGTTTTGATGGCTAGCGGCGCAGCTCCGTTAGCTGCTGTTGCAGGCTATGCACTGTACTCCGTTTGGCAGCATAACGGCGGGCACAACCAGCGTCGTGATACTGCGAAAAAACGTCGCAAGGAAATTGAAAAGGAAGAACGCGAGCTTGCCGAGAAACGAGAGGCGGTAGCAAAAGAAGCTAAGCGTGCTAGGGATAAAGCAAATAGAGAACGGCTGAAGAAGGAAGCCGAGTTTCAACAGCAGCAGATTGAACACTCAAAAACCAAAGCTTTGCCTGCACCTGAGCGTAAAAAACGTGATATCGAGCAAGGCGAAATCATAGAGGGTGAATTCACTGCGGTTGCGTCCTCCAGTTTTCTGTCGAAACACGGAGAACTACTGGATATTGTTATTGAACAAATCGCCGATGTGTTTAAGCATCATGATGTAGACGATTTTGCAGAAATGCAAGGTCATATTTTCGGCGACTCTTACACTGCCACGGCCAGCGCAGGTGACAGTGTATTCGACAACTTGTTTCGGCAGTTGGGTTTCTCCTTCGAGAGCCCTGCGCAGAACCGATTCGTCTTTGATTCCTGCTGTCTGGCGCCAATTTCCGAATCTCTAGAGCGCATGGGGTTCGACGCGTATCTTAAAGACGATGGTTGGCATTTCCACAACCCTGAAACTAAATATTTGATTACGCTCGGCAGCGACGATAACCGTTGTTACGCTATCGCTAGCGAGTGTAGTTGAATACGCTATGCGACAGTAATTTTAAAGTAGCGCAGCGCGCTACGCAGGCAGCGTGCTTTTGGGTTAGAGGTCGGCAAATGCTTAACTTTTTATGTGATCCCTCAGAGCGTCATCTTCCTATGGAGAAACGCTCAGTCGTTTACGTGTGTGACGACGGTAAGCGTATCGCCACAGTGAGCGGAGCTGACGACATTAGTTCCGAGCGCGGGCAGGCTGTTAAAATGTGGCGAGTCAAAATGCACCACAAGCAATTTGACCCGTTCCAACATGAACACGAAGAACACGAAGAAAAGCCGTATGTGGCTTCCGACGAGGAAGGGCGGCTTTCGCTGGTAAATCCTAAGCCCATGGGTATCGTAGAGGCGCGTCAGTGGGTGCGTGACAATTACATTGGGCGGAAAAGGACCAAGTAAATGCAAAAGAATATAGCAACTGCTTTTTCTGTAGGTTACGCTCCTACAGAGATGCACGGTGTCGTAAAAAATAGCGACGGCTCTGTCAATCTTAAAGTGGATGGGGAAACCCAACTACTGGAAGCAAACATCTGGTTGCCCCGCGCAGCTGAATTTTACGGCCTGTCGAAAGACATTAACGACTATGTAATGGTTCCGGTTCCGGCGCTTATTACAGACGTGCCGAACACCAACGGAGACTCGGCTTCTCTGCGCGAACTATTGGCGTGGAATCACGAACAGGGCCGACAGACTTACAAGACATGGGAAGGGCGTCCCATGTATGTTGAGCACCAGCACAAGCCTGAGTGGATTCGCGGTCTTATTCTCTCCACGTACGTGCGCCCCGTGCGTCGCTTTAAAAACACGCACAAAGTTGTAATGCTGGCTGCGCTTGACCGTACGCGCGATCCGGCGCGAATCGCCCGTGTCCTTTCCGGCGAGCTTAACACATACAGCATGGGCATGTATTACGAAAGTTTTGTTTGCTCTGTTTGTAGCAAGCGTGCAGGCGGGAATTTCGGCAAGCCTTGTGCCCACACCAAACCCGGACGGCCAACTTACATTTTGCCGAACGGCAAACTGGTATATCGTATTTGCGAAGGTATTACCGGTTTTGAACTTTCCTTGCTTGAACACGCAGGTGGTCGCCACGGTCGTGACGGTTACGTTAGTGGTTACGGCGATCCTTCGTACGTATCAGCAATCGGCCAGACTATCCTCGATCCGAAGAGCGTGAAATAAAAAAAGCCCCGAACCTTTTACGGAACGGGGCTTTTTTGTTACCAATGCTTGCGTTTGAGCGTTCTGATCGTGTAACCTTCTCTTATTTCCGTTTCCGTTTCTTCGAAGTTGGTATTCATCTTTTCAATGAATTTGGCTTCCAAGAAAACATCGCAGTCATGAACTGCTGCCACTTCTGATCGGATTACAACATCAGCGATATCAATTCCTATGGAGAATATGCCAACACCACCGATGAACCAAACTTCTTCAAAGCCTTCCGTCGCAGCGTGAGCCAGTGCCGCTTCAATTGTGTTGGTTTGCACAATCGGATATTCGTAACGCTGGTCATCGGGACCGTAGCTTTGATTTCTGTAGTAGCAAATTGATCCGGGTCCACTAGATACTATGTAATTGCCCCGCCGCATTAAGGGCAGTGCTATGGATTCAGCGGTCCTGCTACCCATGATTACCGCGTGAGTACGTGTAACATCGGAGAAATGCTTCAACTCGCCTTTTAGGTTCCAAGGCAACGCATTGTTTTTACCGATGCCGTTGTGCAGATCGCTCGCAAAAATCACACCGACCTTTTCAAATGGCAACTCCTTGCGCTGGACCTCGCTGTAAGACAGTACGCAATATTCGTTGGTGTCTAGCTCGTAGGCGCGGATAGTTGCTTCCGGGAAATGCTTGACGAGAATTTCGTAGGCGCGTTCGCCCGCCAGAAATACGTCAGCTTCTTTTCGTGGGAAGTGGTTGTTAATGTTGGTACGTGTAGTTTTCTTTACCAAATCTTTGATTTTCATACAGCAACCTTTGCGGCAATGGCCGGATGACTGTCGTAGTCCAGCAGACTAATGTTTTCCGAGCGAATATCAAGAATAGAACTGAAATCGCCGATGATAGCAAGCATCCCTTTCTGGTGTTTCGGTTCACGTTCTAGCTGAAGGTCTACTTGCTCGGTGTGATTCGAATAAATGTGCGCGTCGGCGACGGAGTGGATGAGTTTATGTGGGACCATTCCGTGAACATACCCGAGCATTTCAGTCAGCAGCGCGTACTGTGCGATGTTAAACGGGCCACCTAAGAAATAATCGTTAGAGCGCATAAACAGTTTGCAGCTCAAATGCTTTATACCGTTGATTACTTCTACGTACCACTGCGCCAGCGTGTGGCAAGGCGGCAGCGCCATTTCGTCCAGCATTGCCACGTTCCAACCGCTCAGGATAATACGACGGCTAAAAGGATCGTTGCGTAGCTGATGTTCAATTCGCTTGATTTGATCGATCTTGCGGGATACTACAAGCTTTCCGCCGTAAGTCTTATCGACTACTTCAAAACCACGACCGGCTAAGGTTTCGAACTCGCTTTGAGTTACGGTACGTTCGTCATTCCAGAAACGCCATTGTGACCCATATACGGGGCCAAGCTCGCCTGCGATCAGGATGCGTTCTGGAATATTAACATCTTTCAGGAATTGCAGTTGCGCGTTTTCGATGTAGCAGCTGCTTTGATTGTCGCTGAAAAGGCGGGCAGACATGAAATCATAGACAAGACGCTCTTGATTAGGGAGACGTTGCGCACGTTCCGCCAAGGTCAGAGCTTTGTATTCTGCTGTTTCGGGTTTGACCCATTCGTCCCAAATCCGTACGTTTTTCTCTTTCAGGTAGCGGACGTTGGTCGAGCCGCTAAGCATCCAAAGCAGTTCTTCTTTTACGGAATGGAAATGAATACGCTTGGTGGTGATGATTGGAAAGCTTTCACTCAAATCGTATTCATCATGTATCTTGCCGAACAGAGAGATGGTGCCGACACCCGTACGGTCTTCGCGGACCGTACCTTCTTTACGGATGCGGCGCAATGAATGCAGGTAGGTTGTATCGGTGGCGTGATGCTTGGCTAAGTTGGTAGTCATTTGATTTCTCCAAATTTCGTGGCTGTCGTGTAATTTAACACTATGTATACTTTACAGTTTCAGGAGGCTCAACGTGGGTAAACCAGTCATTAGGCAAACCATCGACGTTTCTACCGGACACGGCTGTTGGCCGCCTTCTATACCGATGCTTGGCTCTTTGAACGTATTTGTTAACGGTTTCGGTGCAATGCGCGCAGGTGACATGTACACGCCGCACTGCTGCGTCGTAGTTGCGTGCCACCCAGTTATGGCGATGAGCGCGGGGCCGAAAAAGACGAATATCAATGGATTGCCCGTTCATACTAACGGTGACGTTATGCCTTGCGGTGATACGGCAGGCGTGGGCAGCCCTAACGTGATGGCAGGATAATGGACAAGATCAAATATAGCGACATAAATCTGTATGTCGCAAGCGGCGGCAACGAATTAGTCTACAACAAAGACTCCATTAACCAGAATATTTTGCTCGCCATCCTTACGCCTATTCGCTCCGCTTGGTTTGCACCTTCCATAGGATCGCTGATTCCAACGTTCCTGTTCGATCCTATCGATAGCGTGACAAGCACGAACATTAAACGTGAAATTGAAGGCGTATTGCAACGCAACCAAGAACTGCGGGTTCAGTTGGTCGAAGTAGACGTTACACCTGATCCTGATGAAGGTTGTTATTACGTGCGGATTGTTTACAGAGCCCCTGAACTGCAATCCGATCCCATCTCTTTCGAATTTAGCATGGCCGCCTGATGAATAAGAGAATTGATTTTCCTATAACTGTGCTGGATTTCGACGAAGCTGCACGTGTCTTTTCAGAGCGTCTTCTGGAAGAAGGAGCGTGGGCGGATTTGCACCCTACAAACGTAGGCTCTTTCATTCGACGTATGGTGGCCGGTACGTACGTTGCGCACCAGCAATCCATCATGAATGCTGCGCGTCAGCCGTTTTACCACACGGCAAATCGTGACAGCTCCATCTATGCCATCGTGCGTTCGCAGGGTATTAAAATCCCGCGTAAAACGAGCGCCGCCGTAGTTGTACGTCTCCATAACAATTCCGGCTCTGCTCGCGTTGTGGCCCCTTACAGCGAGCATCGCATCGGTAACGTTATTGCTTACAACAAACAGCAGTATGTTATTTCCAGCGGTGCTACCGTAGAGGTGACGCTCACTCAAGGCGAGGTTAAACGGAAGGATTTCGACCTTGATCTAATCCCAACTGCCTACCGTGAATTTCTGCTAGGCGAGCCGGGTTTCAGTGTAACGTCCGACCTTTACGTTTATGTTCGAGACAAAGCGACCGGCACGGTATACGCGTATGCCGAGGCTGATAGTGCTTTGTACGAGTATGGCGGCGAGGATCGTGTTTACTTCGAAACGACCACGGCAACAGGTGATGTTTCGTTCATTTTTGGCGACGGTGAATACGGGGCCGCCCTTCCGAAGAATGCCATTTTGAGTGTTCGCTATGTCTTAACCAACGGCCAGCTGAGCAACGGCATTATGCCCGGCGCTAAAGTTACGTATTCTGCACTGCCTACTATCTCAGGTGAAACCGTTGAAACCAGTGCTGGCGGCGCCGAACAAAAGACCGCAGCGCATTACAAGCATTTTGGTTCTAGGTTGGCACGTGCACAAAAACGTGCCATTTCCCCGTCAGATATTCGCAGCAGAATTATCGATTATCCGGGGGTGGCGGATTGCGCAGTTTTGGGGCAGCGCGATATCGCTCCAGACGATAAAACTTGGATGAACACTGTGCGAATCTGCGTTCTTCCACTAGCTTCCGATAGCTGGGGCGGCGCCAACCCAAACCCTAAATCAGGCGCTTGGCAAAATTTCTTGGATTACATTACGCCTTTCTTACACGACAGGCTTGAAATCCAGACGTGGAATCCGGTCAAAGTGTTCGTATCGGTAAACGTCAGTATTGCAGTGCACGAATGGGCAGCTGATCGTATCGACGAAGTGCGTACGCAGATCAATGAAAATATATTGCGTCTTTTCCGTAAGCGTGCGGGAGTGCTGAAACGGCGCGTAACCAAATCTGATATCGAGAAAGCCTGCCGCGTTGACGGCGTTGACTACATTGAAGTGTTGTCACCCGAAGAAAACTCGGTTGTTCTGGACGATCCGACCGCATACTGCGTGCTCCGGGAAAACCCGACAATCGATATCGATATCTCCGAACGGCGAGAAGAGTAATGAAACCGATTTCTTTCGACGGCCTTGATGTTGAAATGATTACACAGGAACCTGCGTGGGCTGCCTTTCTGGAAGCCCTCGCTGATTTCTACAATGAAAACGTGCGCCCAGCAATAGGCGAATTGCAGGACGTGCGCGACATTAAGGAAACCACACCTGAGTATTTCATTGTCGGTGCATTGCGTAACGCCGGCATCGAGGTTCCGTTCGACCTTATCGGTAACAAAGAGCGCCTATTTAACTCTGTGTACATGGTTCCGCTTCTGTATCAAACGGCCGGTACAGAAGCGGCATACCGCGCCATTGGTTATATTTTGGGGCGGCGGGTTTCCGTGCGTACCCTCTACACGGAGAATTATCAGGACTTCTACGAAAAACCTTTCGGGCCTCTGCGCATCGATGGCGGTACGTGGTACAAAACTACGCACCTTAACCTAGAAATGCAGAAGATTCCGTCCGATTCTATGGTGAAGATTCCACGCGGGTCTTCTCTGCGCGAGCGCCTGCTCGAAGCTTTCTATGAATTCGCCCCGATTAACATTGTGGTTAACGAATTCGTGCTGAACATAGAAGCCAGTATGGACCCGATTAAGATTTGCGGGACCGTATACAAGCATCCGCGTCGATACGCTTACATAGATGAAAGCCGCTCGACTGATTTTTCGCGGGCTGTTATCCAAGGCCCTGACGAAGTGGATGCTTACAGCACTCACAAATTCCGTGTTATTTCTGACGGGATTCAGGTAGAGACCGATAATTGGCGTGGCATCCCTGCGAACAGTGTCACTGCCGATTACGGCGAAGTTTCGTTTGCAGCTTCTGATCGCGATTACTGGACCACCATCGTTGCCGAAGTTGCCGGCCGTGAAATACGCAAAGACGTTTTCGTTAAGTCCATCCCTCAGTTTATTTCGAAAGTGGAGCTGGTTGGCCCTAACGTCATTGTGTCTGGTTCGAGCGCTGAATACAGTCTTCTTATTCGGCACAGCAGTGGTACGTCTATGCTGGACGCGGACGTGAAGGTTAATTCCCCTTACGCAGTTGCTGGCGGTTCCACTGTAACCGTTTCTGATGTTGACGAAAATCAAGAAATCGGTTTGACTTCTACAATCTCCATTGGCGGGGTTGAATACACTGCATCCAAGCTTGTGCATATTCAAGCCATCGACAACGAAGTCAAGCTCACTGGCCTTTCTATTTTCGGCGATACCAATCTGCGTGAAAATCGCACTTATGAGTATCGGGCCATTGCTTTGTTTTCGGACGGTTCTTCACGTGATGTTTTGGCGCTGTGGTCGTGCACCACTGGGGCAGCCGTCTTAGACGCCGGTATTCTATCTACCAAATACGTGGATGGAAACGTTGAGTTTTATATCGAAGCAGCCTACGAATTTCGAGGGGTTAAACAGAGCGCCAAGCTGAAGGCACAGATCGTCCAGTCTCTGGTAGAACTTGATCGTCTTGAGATTATTGGCGACTCCGAGATTCCGCACGAAACGTCCGCGCACTTCACTTGTGTCGCGCACTACGTTGGGGGCAGTCGCACTACGGTTACTGCAAAGTGGCAGAGTGACGCGTTTCGAATCAATGGCGGGCTTCTAGAAGCTGGTACTGTCGTTGACCCTGTTGATGTGCGCGTTATTGCGCAGTACGGCGAGCTTCAGCAGGAAAAAATTGTACGCGTGTTTAAACCTGTCATTGTGCCCAAGTCTCTGACTATTTCAGGCCCTGATAGTGTCACGGAAGGTAACTTGGTGCGTTATGCGGCTTCCGTTACGTACACTGACGGCCGCGAATTTCAGACCTCTGTTGATTGGAGCCTTGCCCCGGATAGTGAGTGGGCTACTTTTGTCGGCGGCGAGCTTATTTTTGACGCGCCTCAAACAGATACCATTACTCTTATTGCTACTTTTTCTGATGAGGGTGTAACTTTGCAGCAGACGAAAACCGTCGTGTGCAAAGCCAAGTCTAATCCGCTGAAAGGCATGATCGTAGAAGGCCCCACTTCGCTAAACGCTCTTGAGCGCGGCGTTATGACTGCCATCGTTTTCTACGAAGACGGAACAAGCTCTGAAATTAGCCCACGTTGGGAAGTCGCTAACGAAGATGAAAATGCCACTTACGTTGGAGCTGACATAGGAGAAGCTAGCGGTGTAATTGTCGGGCGAAACGTTGACGAAGATTCTAGGGTTGTTGTGACGGCTCGTTACTACGGACTGTCGGCCACGCACGCGCTCACTGTCAAATACATGGCACCAACCAGCCCTGATATCCCGGAAACGGCGCGCATCATCGGACCTGCGTTCTTCTATGCGAACGAAACGGCTTCGTTCGCGCAGGCAATTAAATTTGAGCAATGTCCGACAGAGCTGCTTGTTTCTTCGGATTGGGAAATCGTAGACGGTGATGAAAACGTAACCATCGATGAGAATGGCTTTGTAAACGTCAAAGTTAACGAAGAGAAAACGTTTACCGTCAAGGCTACATACACATGCCGAAATATCACTGTTGAAAATACGTTCACCACTACGGCCGTTCCTAATGCTGAGCAGTTTGTGCAGCTGCGCATTTATGGCGATAACAAGATCGAAATCGGCCAGTTGAAACCGTACGCTGCTGAAGTGTATGAAGAAGGTGTTACTGCTAGTCCCGGCTTAGGCGTTCCAGCAACCGTAACGTGGTCTATCCTTTCCGATCCCCTAAACTTGCGAATCAGCGAGAGTGGGACACTTCAGGTAATGGGGCCAGTTAAGGTTCAGAACATTACGGTGGCCGCTGTTTACGAGGGGCGTATGGAAGCTACGTTTAGCGTCGCTGTTGAAGGTAGTGCTCCACTTTATTTCGAAGGCCCTGCAAGCGCAACCGTAGAAGAAATCGTCAGCGCCAACCGTATTATACGTAATGAAACGATTACGGATAACATCGAACAGTTTGGGTTTATTCTGTACCCTGCTGTTTACGGCCCGGCTGATATTTTCACTGACGGCGAGCTGAATCTTTGGGACGGTGCCGATTGGCCGGAAGATGGCAGTCAGGGGACCACTGAAGGACCGCGCACTGTTGAGCGTTATATCAACGGCGTGAAAACTCTGTGGCTTTTGTACAGAACGAACACGTCGAACTTGGGACAGAAGGTCGTCAGGATAGTTTACCGATGAAAAGACTGGTGCCTAACTTGAGGCTGGTTAAGCCGCTGTCTAAATATCGCAACGAACGCGCTCGGATTTTCGGGCGCGAACGTGTTGCGGATCAGCACACGCAAACCAGCAACAATACCCGTGAAATAAATCTGCCGTTTACGCCTATCTGTGCGGAGTGGGTAGAGATTTACCATAACGATATGCGCCTGCTTGGAGGGTACGAGCTTAAAGGGCGGCGCATTATTTTCGATGAGCCTATGGACGGGCAATTCTTTGTCGTCTGCGACCGCGAGCTGCCGGATGAAAGTCAGGAATGGCTAGAGATAGACTTTGAACGTCTCCTTTATAGCGATGATTACGAGCAAACTTCTTACGGCACTGACAGGCGCGAAGGACCGCGCATTGCGACAGTCGCAAATCCCATAATTATCACGCAGCCTTCGATTGGGTTCTGCCGACTTTCTCAAAACAGGGACAAGATTCTTTATTGTCCGAAGGCAGGACTTTACGGGCGTGATTCTATTACTTATGCCTTGCGTACAGACCTAGGCCAGCTGTCAGAATACCGCTGCATTGATATCAAGGTGCGAAACCCAAACCATGTGCCCGAGCTGCGCGTGCGCTTTGTCACACTGGATGAAAAGGCTTCTGCCCTCATTGACGGCGTTTTGCATGAAGTTGTTAGCGAAAATCCAGATGCCTTTGCAACGTTTGACCCAATCTACACAGGCAGCACGGTAGAACTTCAGAACGTCGCTTCCATCGGATTAAATTCTGACGTTTACCTTGTACTTCAAGGTAAGGATGAAGAAGGTGCGTGGTACAACATAGACGAATTCTACGATCTTGACGAGGTTGAGTTTAACGTAGACACAACAGATGGCGTCACGATGGCCGATGTTGAATTAGCAGAACCTATTACTGGCTACGTTGGCGATCTGATGCTGTTTACGATTCCACGTGACAACGAATCTTCCGTAAATATTGAAATCGTTTGCCGAGGCATGTCTTTATTCAGCCTAAGCTTGGTAGCGCGATCTTACGGCATACCTGAAGGTGATGGTTATACTGTTGAATACTTGGTAGAACCTGTGCCCGAAGTTGAGCACGTTACGGCTGCTCACGTACCCGATTTAAACATTTCAGGCTTCTCTTTCACGCCTGAAGCCGTCAACTACGACGTTGAAGTTTCAAATTCAGGTGTGGGCTATAGCCACTCGACCATTACAACAAACAGCAGCATGCGTGTCACTTCTGACTATCATGCACCGTATGCGAACGAAACGTTCGGACAGGACGTTGACAGCTCAACCAGACTGCATGTGTTTTGCAACACTTCCCGTATTCACGAAGAGAACACTCTGGAAGTTGTTGCTGAACCTAACGTACCGTATTTCGAAAGCATGGTTTTGTGGGAAAGTGCTGATGCCTTCTCTGGAATGTGGGCAGTGCCCGCTAAAACGGAACAATTAAATGCAAATGTTTCGTTAAAAACCATAATTTATGAAGTAGAGCTTGATCTGGAAAGCTTTAATGCCGGTAGCCTGATTCAATTCGAATCGGTAGAGTTGGTTTCTGCGAGCCGTTATATTGTTGAACATGAGCGACCTTTGCAGCAGCTTATCTTCAGCATTGACGATCCTTATATTGGGCATCAATTCCGTCGACAGGGCGTATTCACTAACGGGTGGTACGATTACCTTTCCGCCGCAAACAGGCAACCTGCCGAATATACGGATGCCGATTGGCCCAATCGTGTTATTACGCAGCGCCCGCTTCTAGTGTTCTACCGCGCTGTTGACGACACGTATATGCGCGTCGATGGGAGTGCCCTCCTTTGGCTTTATCAGTACACTGAAAACTTTGAAGTATTTGCTCAGGCCGATCTGGACAACGGTACTTACCTGCTTGTTGTCGTGAATGATGGCGCAGAAACTCCAAGCTGGATTTGCGCAATTAGCGTAACTGATAGAGTCGTTACATTCCTCGATAAAGAAGGCGCTCCCGATATTAGAGTTTACGGCCAGCACCAAGCTGCGCTAACCAACCCTGATTTTGCCTTCGATTATATCCCGGCAAACGAGCTATTTGAAGGTCGCCAAAAAGATATCTTCATATACAAACAACCAGAAACACAAGGTGAATAACGTGCGCCAGATTTTTAACCCTTTCAAAACCGAGTCTGATGTAGCAGTCGCTTCAGCGGCAGCCGGGACGGAAAGCCATGTTGCTACTGCTTCCGCTCTGACTAATAACGTGGTCGATTGCTGCCCAAAATGCGGCGTTAACATGGGTAGCGCTCGTTTGGCGGATGACACTTCTGTTTTCTACTGCGTACCGTGCCGCGTCTCCCACCCGAAAGAGTAAGAAAAATGGCTGATAAACTGCAACTCCTAGACGTGGGTGAGCAGTCGCTGTTGCAGGCTGAGGCCGGGGGCATTCTAATTGCCCCCGTGTCCTTCAAGATGGGCGACAGTGACGCGTATCCGAATTCCCTTGCCCACACCGATATCGTGGGCAATTTTGTTTGTGGCGGAACCTTCAATTACGTAGAAGTTATTTCGCCGCGTGTGGCACGCTTTGTTTTCGACGTTGATACGCGCACGTTGCCGCAGAAAACCGAAGCGAAAGAGATTGTTATCTTTCTGGAGAACCAGAAAGCTTTGGCCCGCTGCGTATTTGAAATTCCATACGAGCTGGAGCCGAACGAACCTCTGCGTTTTTCTGCAATCCTTGCCACTTCACGTGCCGATCTGTCAATTATCAACGTAACTTTCGGGGATCACGACTCGATTCCTATGACCCCGTTTGTTTATCGTCTACCTTCTCCGGCGCAGAGCAACTTTAACGTTGTTTCGGTAGGTAACGGCCAGCGAAATCCAGACGGTACGAATTCTCCGATTCTTGCTGTGCGTTATGGTGCCGGCGCAATGCGTTGGGCATTCCAAAACCATAGCAGCGTTTACGAAGGTCAACCACGCAGCGCAACCAATACCACGTTCACTATCGATACGAATGAGCTTTTTGTCGACGGCGAACAGGTAATTGTTCACTGTGTTGACGGAGCAGGGCAGGGCATTACACACCGATTCCGGTATCAGGCTGCCAGTAATTCGTTTAAAACGGCAGAAACAACCAATATTCCCAATCTTGCATCTTGCACTATTGTTGTCTGGAAACAAGCGTCGGGCGGTTACGCCGGTGGTGGGATTCCAAGCAACGAAAACGTACCGAAAGATTGGGTGCTTACTTCAGGCGGTGCCGGTGGTCCTGTATGGAGTCCGCCGAAAGCCGCAGCACGTGTCGTCAACACGCTGTATTCGCCTCCGTCTAAACTGGATATTACCAACATTCAATACGTTGGTTCTGGTATGGACTCGCGCTACAACATCGGTAGCCTTGTCGTAGAAAACGGCAATTACATTTACGCCGCCCTAGGCACGGCAACTCAGCACAGATCGGCGTTTTCTGTAGCTGCCTCCGAAGTTGAGTTCGCTGACATTATCGATCCGGGCGTTCCGATTGATTTGCGAATGTTCACGCGCTCCCCCAGCACGGGCACGCGTATAGTTGTAACGCGCACTTCACACGTGGCTGATGGACAGGCCCTCGAATTTGACGCAGGTGCCCGCGTTGACAGTGCTGCACACCTTTTTGTTTTTGCTCCATTGTTGCAGCCCGTGACTTCTTATCAGTACGATCAAAATACTGGCAAGATCAAGTTCGCAGCGATCCCTGATGCTGGATTGCCTATTGAAATTTGTGCTTTCTCTTACGAGCAAGATACTGGCTACAGCACGCGCATCGTTACGCGGACTTACCGGACCAAGGGCGCTACACTATTCCTTGAGCTACCTGTTACGCCACAATCCAAAGAGCAGGTTTTCATTTCCGAGTCCGGTGCTCACGTGCATCAAGAAAACTATTCGATTTATGAAAACTACGTCATTTTCTCAGAGTCTCTGGCTGATGACATTGAAGTCGAAGCCTTTATTGTTGAAAACGTACGCGCCGAGGGTTCGGAGAACACCAACCTGAAAGGCGTAGTGGTTGACGGTTTCGTTGATTACAAGAATATCGTTCTTACACGCCATGGCGCGGAACCTATCAAGCTGCCTATACCTGCCCCGAGTTTGATTGCGGGACGTGGGATTAGCATTTCGGGTGCGTGGCCCGAACTGACCATCGCACGCGACATTGATAACACAGGTGCGACAGGGTTTAAGAAGTACAGTCAGTCGAAGACGGATACCAAAACGTCAAACATGGTAATCACGCAACGCATCGAGCTGACGCAGCGCGCGATTTTCCTTGTAACTGCTGACATTTCGTCGCGCATGGGTCCGGGGTTTAAAACTGAAGACGGTAGCGAAAACATGGAATTCGTTATCGGCATTCGAAGTACGCAGTCTAAAGAACCTGATTTCGGACGGCGTATTCGTGGCACGGGCGAGGCTGGATTCTCTGCGATTGGTGGGTCCAACAGCGATGTTGCTTATTCGAATGCTTCCATGACTCAGGTTTACGAATTAGACCCTGACAACCACAGCTCCAAGTACGTAGATATTGTGGCGAAGATGCGTATCAACAACGCGAACACGTCCCAATTTGATACGAACGTTACCATCAACTTGAGCATCCTTGAGATTCCGCTATGAGCCAGAATCCTGTAGCAACGCTTGAACTCGACGAAACTCTGCCGCTTGAAACGTACAAAATGCAGGCCGGTCATTTTCTCACAGGCTGCACGCGCAACTACGTTTTATTTGGCGGTATTCCGGTTTACGACGAAGAACATGCGCTGCTTCAGGATGGCTTTGTCACACGTGCTGGTTACGTGTGTAGCGCCGATGACAAGGAACGTCACTGGATGCTGGTGCTGGAGCGTAATTCCAATTCTCTTGCGGTGCGTCGCTCCATAAAGGATGCGCGCACTCACAGGGAAGTTTATAGGATCGCAGACCGCTATGTCAGATTGCAATGAATTTACTCTAGCCAGTCTGGATGGTAATCTGTCGAAAATTTCCATCGGCATTGCCATTCTGACAAACAAGAAAAGCGCAAATTCGAAACAGGTTCAAAGCGCAACTACAGGAAAGCCGCTGAATCGGCCTGCGTTGCAGAACGTCGCCGTTGAAGGTTTTGATGGAAAACAAGTAGTGCGTGCGAGTGCGGGAACGGGGGGAGCAACCGCTGCCGGATTACCTGTTTCCGATGTTCGCGGAGAAACTACCGCTGTAGACGCAGCAGGCAACGTTGTTGAAGTCGATCCGGGGATGGGTGAAGGTGTCGCATTTGCTACGCCT